TCTGCACGTAGAAGTACTATTAAAGCTTTTGGTGACACTTTACCTGGACAACTTATTGCAGATGTCTTTAACATGGGTGATTTTCAAAAGGCAGTATTCAGTGAAGCATTCTATAAACCAGAAGTAATAACTTACGATGCAGAGAATAAACCTGTAATGTCTAATCAGTTTATGTACACAAAAACTGATGGATCTAAAGGTTTTAACTTTGGTGCAATTCCTGAAGCAGGTGGAGCTATGGTTGCACAAATGATGCCTATTATTGCTGTAGGCGGACTTGTTGGTGGAGCAGTAAAAGGATTAGCAGGAGCAGAGTTAGGTTGGGCATCTACTGCAGCTGCAGGAGTAGCTAGAGGATATGATGCTATAAACAAACTTTCTGCTTTTGGAAAAGAACTTCAGTTAGCAGACAGGGCAGCAACCTTTGCTTCTGTTGCTGCTAATACTATCCCTCACTTTGTAGAACAAGAAAAACGTTGGGGAGGTAATTATGTAAAAAGAGGCTTTGCAGGAGGTATCGTAGAAGCATCTGCAGAAGCAATAGGATTCCCTGATGTAGGAGCACTTAAGATGCGTCCTATGACTACTACTCTAGCATCTTCTGCTATGAGGTCCGCAGGTCTAGAATTAAACTTTGGACAGAGATTAGGTGCTTACCTAAATAACTCTTACGAGTTTGCTAAGATGGCTACAAAGCAAAACGCAGTAGAGGCACTAGAAGAAGAACTTTCTTTAATAGGTAACTCTATTGTTCAAAATACTTTGATGCCTGAGGAGTATGCTTTAAGAGATCGTGAAGAAGTTACTGCAAAAACACTAACAGATACCTTAGTAGAATCATTTGCTGCAGGTTTAATTTATAGTTTTGGTACTACAGGTGCAGGAGCTTACTCATATACTAGACCAGAAAACTTAAAGAACATGGCTAACTGGGAAGCAGCGAATAACGCTGACTTATTTGTAGCTAAGTTAAGTGACCTAAAAGACAAAGGAAAGATTACAGATCAAGACTTTGTTCAAGGTATGGCTAAGGTACGTAACCTTCAAGGCACACTTAAGTCTATGGTAGGCTTTGATAGTATTAGAGACTTAAAGACTTTAAACGTAGACAAAGACGAACAATACAATCTGTTTACAAACCTTCTTAGAAAGAATGAGTTACTTACAATAGACTACGATAGTTTATCAGAGGATGAAAAAAACACTCTTGCTAAGTACAAAATAGCAAACAAGATTTCTCAAAAAGAAGCAGGCAAGATAGAAGAGATTAAAAAACAATTAGCAGAGATATCTACTAAAGAAAATCCTACTCCTGCAGAAATAGAGAAAAGTGTAGAACTTACTTTACTTTATCAAAGAATCAAAAGAGCTAATATCCAATCTGTAAAGAAAGGAGAAATTAGCGAAGAAGATAAGAAATTCTTCTACGAGAAAGGATTACTTCAAGATGCTGATCTTCAATTTACTAGAGAAGACATAGATAAAGAAATAGCCTCTATAGATAAATCTATTCTTAAGACACAGAAGAGAATAGATCGTTATGCTAACTTGACTGACTCAGAAAAACGTGATGTTATTAGACAGGTCTATGACGAAAAGATAGATGCTGTAATGAACATAGATGGTACAGCTGAGCTGGTATCTTCAATGTCTGCACTGAAAAAAGATTTAGACTATCTTAAGTTAAAAGGAGAAGAAGAAGTACCTGGACAAATCGAACATAAAGAAAGACTTCTTGATGCTTACGGAAAACAGATGTATGATCTTACTAACGAAAGAGACGAGTTTGGTCAAAACAAAATAGAGCAAAAGGTTAGTACATTTGATGCTGTTGCTTTAGAACAAGAAGGAGACTTCTATTCTATGTTAGAAGCACAAGAGTACTTATCAGCAAACAAAGATCACGTTAATCAAGAGTTGTATGATACTGTTCAAGAAAACTTAAACGATAGTTTTGAAAGAGCACAAGCTGCTTTAGCAGAAGCAACTCCTGAAGTTAGATCTAAAATACTTACAGACTTCTTAGATAAAGTAACTTTAAAGAATACTAAGTACGCTTACAATGTAAACTTAGTAAACAGTTTGTTTCCTAATGCAGAATATACCCAAGAAGAGCTAGACAACTCTAGAGAGGAGTTAATTCAAAGAAGAGCACAACGTAGGTCTGCACAGGTTCTTGGTACTGAAACTTTATCAGAAGACGAAGAAGAACAAAAAGACCAAAAAGAATTTAATGAAGTAGCAACGCAAGCAGCTCAAACCCCTGAAGTAGTTGATGAATCAGGAAACTCTAATAGGGATGAGATTTATCTTGATGGATATAATAGGATGCTTGAGAAAGCAAAAAATAGTCCAATGGGATTTGCTAAAGCATTTGAGTCAGCAATTAAAGGCAGATTAACTAAAGTATTTACTCGTGGTACAAAAGACTACAACACTTTAATTAATGCGTTTGATAACCTACTAGATAAGAAGATTACTCCTGAAGAGTTTAGGAATATATTTTTATCTGTATGGAGAGACAACAAAGCAGACGAGAAAAAAGCTAACGCTGTGATCTTTCTTAAGTTTATTGCGGATAGATACTTTGCAAATGATATGCCAGCAGATAGAGTAGCATCTACTACTCCTGCAGCTAAGACTACCCCTGTTACCCCCGCTACTACTACTACTCCTCCTCCTAAAACAGTTGCTAAGAATGCACCTACTCCTAAACAAGGAGGTAAAGTGGATAGATTAAATGAAGTAGTTACACAAGAAGTAAAGGCTAGGATGACTCAGTTAGAGTACTTAGCTTCTCCTCTTAGAAGTATTGCTTTTGAATACAATAGGCAGAATGAGAAAAATCAAGATCCTGCAGTTCTTAGAAACATTGCTTTACTAGAGAAACTTTCTAGTATTCCAGGTTCTCGCATTAGAGTTATGAATAGAAAACTATTCTTAACCTATCATATAATGCAGAGGAATGCTGAAGTAGATCCAACAGAAGAGTTTGAGAAGATTGCAACTTATATCTCTGAAAACCAAATGTCTGTAGATACTTGGAATGCTTTGAGCGAGGAAGAGAAAGAAAATTTAATGTCTCCCATAGATGCAATCTTAGGAAAGAACTTCTATGATGAAGGTATGATTAGATTCTTCTTTACTTCTACTAAGGTTGACCCTCTTAAGCCTAATAAGTTATATCCAGTAGGTTCTGGATTGTTTACAAATAGTGAGCCTATTATTACTGCCGTAGACGAAGAAGAAAATCTAATAACCTTAGACGGGATTCCTATGGAGTTAAATATGCCTACGGTTTCTAAGGATGATTATCCTATTAGTGACAATGTTATTAAAGAATATTCTAAGTTAGGAGGATCAGAACAGGATCTTAGAAATAAAAATGCAGATACGTTTGAACGCTTAAAGGCTTTAAAGAAATCTATAGCTGCTGCAAACTCTTTTAATGACTCTTTACCTTATATGGACTTTGACTTCAATGTTTCATCTGGAGTAATGCTTCCTACACCTATTAACACTTTTGAGAAAGGAAATACCACAGAAGTAGAGAGTGTAAAGAAAGCTAGAATTAGTGACTTCAAGATTATAGAAGATCCTAGAGAGTCTGTCTTTGGTAAAAGTTTTGCTTTTGAAAAAGGTCGTGTATACTTTAATAACAACGGTAATCCTACTTTATTAACTAACAACAAGATTGACCCAGCAGAAGCAGATGCATTAGCAGAAGTATACTTCTCTGAAGAGAATCCTTACTTTGCTAGTCCTAAAGAAGCAGAAGCTTATTTGTTTAACTTGATTAACCAAGTAGACAAGAAAACTCGCTTACATTTCTTTGTAAACGAAGAGTATCCAGGAACAGGTCAGTTTCCTGTAATTATTGTTAAGTCCGTACAAACAGGTACAGGATTTCAAAATACTGTTTTAACTAAGGAAGAGTTTGCAAGTACTCTTAAGAATCATTATTACAAAGCAAGTCTTGCTTTAATGAAGAGTGGAGAACCTATCCTAAGATTTAAACCTGAAGGAGCAGTAACTCAAAACTATGCAGAGTATTTAAAAGACACTCATAACTTTCCTATTAAAGACGGAGAGGTTGCTAAGCCTGTAAACAAGATAGTATATCTATCTACTGAGTCTTTAGCAGCACAGTTTCCAGAAATAACGGGAATTGTACCTAAGGTAGAAACTCCTAAGCAAGTACCAACTACTCCAGTTGCTCCTGCTCAACCTACTCAAGCTACTCAACCTGTTTCAGTTGCTGATACTACTTTACCTGCATTACAGACTTTATCTATTCTTGTATTCCCTAGAGCTTTGGATGCTATAAGTAAGAGTGCTGTAGCAGACGCTCCTCAACTATCAGCAGTTAAGACTGTAGGAGAGGAATTCTATCAGATGGCAATTAATACAGTTCTTGCAGATCCTAGCAAACTTTCTACTGTATACTATCCTAAATTAATAAAGAATAATACTGGAGGTACTGGAGCTAGTGTGTATTTTGAACTGACTCCGTATGATCCAACAGATCCAGGTGCTTTGGGTTCTCCTTTTTACATTGCTAGGGTACAAATAGCAGAAAGAGAAAAACCTGTAACTCTTGTTTTGGTAAAACCTAAGTCTCCTTTTGGAGGTAAATTTGGTACTCCTAGATTCCTCGCAGAAATAGACTTAGCAAATCCTTCTGAAGGTAAGATGTCTTCTACTATACCAAGTGCACCTGTAGCTCCTATAGTTCCTGTTGCTCCTGTAGAACCTCCAGCCACTAAGAAAGCTAGACCTGTTCTTACAGCAAACACATTTGAAGAACCTCAAGCAGAGGTAACAAGTGAGTCTCCTTTCTTAGATTCTTTACAAGATGAAGAAGAACTTAGAGCAGCAGCTAAAGAAGTCAAAGACGCTTGTAAAGGTGACTTAGACGATATTGCTTAACTATCATAGATAATTAAAGCAAAACTAGATTAACAACTTATATTTGTAATAATAGCAACTAAAATAAAATGATTTGTCCTAACTTAAGTGATAGTAAGATACGTGCTGAGTTTACTCACCTTAGTAACCTAGTAGGAGAAGACTTTGCTTATTTCGTATGGAATAGGAATGGTGGATACCCTCTAGATAAAACTGTGATAAAGATAAAAGGAAAAGAAACAGTAGTTGACAATCCTTTATATGCTCACTTTTTAGACTCTTACAAAAATGTAAAGCAAGCTACTTTAGCTACTTCTATTTTTTACAGTAAGAAGTTACATAAGAATAATCCTAACTTCAAAGATCTTCCAGTCCAAGAGCAGGCAAACATTATACACAACTTTGTACAGGAGAATGAAACTCTAGAGAAAGCTTCTGAAAGAGTAATGAAGTTTATTGCTCAGGGTTTTAAGGCAGAAAGAATCATAAGCGAAAATCTACAAAAGGTTGCTTTTGATGAAGCACGTAAGATTGCTAACGGTAGACAGTTGTTAGATTCTTATATGTGGTTTAAGAGTTCTCCTTTATCTCAGCACTTAGACTTTGTGAACATGCAGAACAAAGAAGAAAGTTCTTTTGCTACATGGACTAAGTCTGCAATTACTTTATACAAAGGATCTGATTACTCTGATCTATACCACGAGGGATGGCATGAATTCACACAACGATTCATGACCAAAGAACAAAGGACTGCTTTATACCAAACAGTTAAGTCTAGACCTTCTACCGCTACTATTAATGGAGTTCAAGTACCTTACTATGCTTTGACTAATCGTCAGATAGAAGAAGTACTTGCAGAAGAGTTTAGAAGCTTTGCTTTAAATAAGTCTAACCCTGAGGTTATCCCTCCAGTAGTAGAGACTCCTGTAAGAAATGTTTTCCAAAGAATTTGGGACTTCCTTACAAGTTTGTTTATAGTAAGCCCACAAGAAGTTGCTCAGCAAGATCAAGACGCATTAGTAGAGGGTGTTGTAGGTTTATTTGAGAAACTATATGCTAACCAACTATCTGAGTATAGACCTAATGCAAGTAACATCTCTGAGAAAGTATTAAATAGAAATAAAGAATTCCAAATTAACTACAAAGCAAAGGACGGAAGAATAATTCCTTTTGGTTACAATGCTTTAGAGGCTGCTGAAATCTTTAGTGCTATTGACTACTTCTTAGCAGACGCAATGGATAACTTTACAGATGCAGAAGGTAATCCAACTAAGTTAGAGATGTCTTTCTTAATGGATCCTAAACTTAAGTCTGTATATCTACCTAAGTTGTATGAGAGTGCTAGGGATTCTATGTTGCAGTATATCAATGCTTTACAAGGTGAAGTACCTACTGCTGATGAAGCTACTGCTGCTGTTTTAAACTCTAGAATCAAAAACTTAAAAGGACTTGTAGTACGTACTGCAGAAAATGATGGTTGGGCAGAGGTAGTTAAGAATCACCAAAAGAACTCTAAGGGTGGAGTATTCTACTCAGGTAATAACTTAAACACTGCTGACGTAGATAATCGCTTGGATGAAACTAACGAAGAAAACTTTACTAGGGATAGTAGAAGTTTTGCAAATGCAGAGGATGTAGATCCTATGAGCTTAGCTTCTCCTGAAATTCTACAACTTATTAAAACTCTTCCTGGAATCTATTATAACAACAAAGGAGAACTTATTACAGCTACAGGTAACTCTTTTGGTTTACCACAAGCAGGAGACTTCCTTAGAAATAAAAACTTAGTTTTAAATAAGGTAAGTGGAGCCATTAATTATGAGGAAGCTATTCAGAGACTTAGAAACTCTTTAGATATTGCTCCACAATTGCAGAACTTAATCAACAGGTTACCTAATACCTCTGACACACTTTCGTTGGCTCAGATGGCTTTAAAAGCACAATTTATGCAGTTTGCAGCTATGCCTACTGTGGCTCCATACGAAGTTAAGTCTAGGATTAAGTCTACAGCTGCTAAAGTGTCTAAGGATAAGGACAGTGTAATGGAGCACGTAACTTTCTTGAACAATACAATGTCTCAAGAAAAACTTATTGAACACTTTGATCAGAACTTTGTAACTAATAGACTTCGTAAGTATAGAATAACTGATCCTACAGAAAGTACATTAGCTGTATTTGACTCTGCTGGAATACTTAGCGACTATGCTGCATACAAAGAAGTAGGTTTTACTTCTGATAAAGCAGTGTTTGAATTCTTAAACGATGCTTTTGGTATCGACTTAGTTAATAATAAAAACCCTAACTTACTCTTTAATAAAAAAGGAGAAGTACAGCTTAGTGTAAATCCTATCTTTACTCCTACCAACATAAGAAACATTAATAAGATTGCAAACAATGCTTTGTTTAAGTTAAATCTTATTTCTATGCTTCCATCAGAAGTAACTGTTCCTACTGTTGGGTCTAATCCTTTGTTAACTTTATCTTCAGACATATCTAAGCAACTTAAAGCTCAGATAGATGCACTGCCTAATAATCCAAAAAACAAAGAAATCAAAGAGTACTTAGCTAAACACTTTAGGGCTGCAACATTAGATAACGAAAGAACTTCTGCTTTCTCTACTTTTGAAAAGATTTACAATATCTCTAACTCTGCTTCTTATATTAGTCCTGAGGGTAATTTAGAATATGCAATTAGAGAATGGAATCACTTACTAGATACAGTTTCTAAGATCAACAGTGTACAGACTAAGTTTGATCTTACAGGACATTTGAATCCTGAAACAAATAATTTTATTGAACATAGTATCATCATGAAACGGATGTTTCGTGCTGATAATGGTGAAAGGAGACTTACTAATTCAGGAGAGGACGTTGAACTAAGAGTTACTAATATGTCTGGTTACACTATAGGAACTACTATGGGAGACAAGACAACTAACCTTACTGGAGATGGAAAACTACTACAAGACTTTATTGCTTTCAAGAAAGATGCTGTAGTAGAGAATATGAGGGTAGGAGCTAAGAGTAGTTCTTTTGCTACATTCCTAAATGGTAACAAGTTAGACAGAGAGTACTTTCCTTTAGAAGAATATAACTTTAAAAACAAAGCAGTATTGTCTTCTTCTTTCATAGCTCAGATGCAACAGTATTTGTACTTTGAAGCTATGCGTATGTTTGATGATAAGGCCAAGTCTAACAAGAAAGAAATCTTAGGATCTGATTTTATTATATTCAAAGACATGATTCCTGACTCTATTCAAAGTAGAGTTAAGGAAGCTGTGGCTAATGCTGAAAGTAAAGCAGCTCTTAAAGGTGCTTTAATGGGAATGTTTGGCATGTCTAGTAACTCTCTTTACGGAGAATTCAAGAATGCTTTAACAGATTACTTTGCAAACTCTGTACAAACTCTTAGAACTTCTTTTAAAGAAATCCTAAGTAAAGGAGAAAACAAAGACCTAGCTCAACAATTTAATCGACTTTATCCAAAGAATGATAGAACCTCATACTCAGACGAGGAGATTGATTCTAATCTTATGCACTTTACAACTAACTATTATGTGCATCAGGTAGAACTACTCCACTTAACTGTAGGAGATCCTTCTAACTTCCAAATTAAAAACTCAGATTGGAGAGGATTGTTTAAACGCTTAGGTGCTACTATCTCTCCAGGAAAACAACCTAGACTTGATTCTCAAGATATTAACTCTTGGAACAGTAGTTCTAATGGTAGCCTCTCTAGAGGACTTGAAGAAATTCAAAGAGGTACAGGAAAGTCCAGACAATACGATAGTAACCTTAACTACGTACAATACGAAGATGTAAAGACTTTTGATTACTTAGATGAAAGTACAAAAGAAAGCATCAGAGAGAGTATGAGAGAGAACTACTTGAGTGCATTAGCTACTGTTAAGGGTGCTCTTACTCCTGAGGACATAAGCAGAGAGACTGCTAAGATTGATAAAAACCTTGATGCTGTATTCGAACAAGGAAAAGAATCAGATGCTCAGGCTTATGCAGGTTTAGATTTTATTCGTTTCTACCTTAATTCTATCGGAGAATGGCCTGATGACCTAGAACAAGCATATAAGCATGAGCTAGAAGTATTTAAAGCCATTAAAAAATATAGACAGTCAAACTCAGACCAAGACAAAGCTGAAGTCTATTCCTTGATTGCAAAAAGTAATTTAGGTATCTTGACATCTTTAAAGCTTGGATACTATGGTTCTCCTACAGACTTTACTAAATACAACGTACTAGGTAAGTACTCTGTGTTTCCATTAAGTCCTTCTATGGTTTTTGACACAGACTTAGAAGATGTTATGATGGACTACTTAGACAAGGGTGTAGACTTAGCGACTTTCTCCAGTGGTAACAAGATGGCTCTTCCTACAAAAGAACTTCCTTACTATGAAAAGAAATCAGTAAAGGGTAAATCGGAGTATGTAGAAGGAGACAATGGGCAGTTAAAGATTGGTAAAGTAGATCCTGAAGCCGTAATTAGACTTCCTATTGACGGTCTTCGTAGACAACAGTATATTGCTCCTAAAACAAAGAATGAAGCTACCTTATCTACACAGATGGTTAAACTTATCTTTACTAACTTCTATGTTGGAGGAGATATTAATCCTGCTTATGCTCACCTAGAAGAAAAAATTAACAATCTTCAAGAAGCATTTATTGATAATATTAAAGTTATCGTAGATGTAGAGAAAGCAAAAATCTACTCTAAGATTGGTGCTACAGTAGGTGCTGATGGTAACATAACAAGTATCAGTACTGCAGACTTTACTAGCTGGTTGCATAGTGAGTTTGATAAGAAAGACGTACCTACTTCTGTATATTCTTTCTTGAGACCTACTGTTAATAATTCTTTTGTATTCTCTGTAGATGCAGGAGTACAACGTTCTTTGATAGATCAGATTATTTCTTCTGCATTGTCTAAGCGTGTATTGAGACCTAAGTTATTTGGTGAAGCTTACATACAGTTAGCTTCTACTGGTTTTAACAAATTAGGTACTCGTATGAAGAAGCCTACTACTTCTCAATTAAAATCTATAGCTAAAGGCTTCAATGTAAGCGGCCTAAGAGACTATCGTATTGAGAATGGAGTAGTACAGCCTGCAGATGTTTTGATTCCGTTTAATCCAAAGAAACACACCCCCTTATTAAACTTAGAGTGGAATGGTGCACCTATACAAACACTAGATAGATTAAACCAAGCCTTAGAGGATGATGCTTGGGTAGCAGAACACTCTGCTAAGATCAGCATAGTAGGGGTACGTATTCCTGTTCAGGGATTAAACTCTATGGAACACTTTAGAGTACGTAGGTTCTTATCTAATGTAGGAGGTCCTGTAATGGTTGTTCCTCCTTCTATTGTAACTAAGTCTGGATCGGATTTTGACATAGATAAATTGTTTATGTATGAGCCAGAGTTAGACGATAACGGAAACTTAGTATCTAATTCTAGACTAAGTGATCCTGAGTTTAGAGCACAAGTCATAGATAATATCTTAGCAAAGAATGAATTTTTAGCTCTTAAAGCAGATAGTTTACAAACTTTGTTTGCTTCTGCCGACTTTAAAGAAGCTGGCTTAGTATCTAAAGAGATTGAAACTCTTAAGAAGTTTATAGACGATTTAAAAGAAGCTAAGAATTCTGGAGATGAAAATGCAATTGTAGAATTTAAAGAAAACATTGGTCCGTTAAACATGAAGTTAGGTATTGCTATTGAGAGATTTAAAACTCTTCGTAGTCAAGACCCTAAAGTGGTAGAGATGTTACAGAATTTAGTTAGTGCTAATGAAACTCTTGCTGATATGAAAGACATTTCAGAAAAAGCTCTTAAGGGTTCTGCTTCTAATAATATGATCTCTGTAATAGCTTCTGTGTTGTCTGAGCCAAGTATCTTTACAGAATTTACCAAGCCTAACACTAACGTTATTCTTCCTGCTATTGCAGAAGAATATCAAAAACTAAAAGGTAAAGAGAGTCGTATTTCTTCTAGTGCTATGTTCTTGATTGAAACTTCTGTTAGAATCTTTACAGAGAATAACTTAGGTAAGAAGTCTTTGGGTGTAGATGCTAAGACTAACGCTTTGCATAAACTATTCCAACAGACTGGACTTAGATTTAAGAGTAATCCAGAAGAAGTAGACATAAATAAGTTCTACCTACTTAAGGCAAACAAGAATAGAAATACCAAAGAGATTGAGTTAGGAGGCTTGTATGATGCTGATGGAGTAAATCTTATATCTGATGTAATCAACGAGTTTATTAACGGTCACGTAGATATTGAAAACGAAGACTGGATTAACTTCTTTAACGCAGATAGAGAAAGAACCCCTTTAATTCTTCAGATGGTTCTTAATGGTACTCCTGTAGATGAAGCTATCTTATTGGTTAACCAACCTATCATCCAACATTATATTAGATCTAGTAAGATTACTAAAGTAGGTAAAGCATTAGGACAGAAACCTGCTGACTTGTTTAAAGACTACATTATTCCTGCACTAAACTTTTTAGGAGAAAAACCAGTCTTTGTAGAAGGTCAGATAGACGAAGCCCTTACTATAGAAAAAGTTCTTAGCACACCTAGTATTACAAGTGCTTTATCTGCAGAAAACTTTAACAAAGAAAACTATCCTCCTAACCCTAATGTAATTAGAAGTTCTTACGAGAAGATCAAAGCTAATAGAAACAGTAAGGAAGGAAACGAAGCACTAAGAGCACAGTTAGCATTCATAACTCAGTATTACGTTGTTAAGCAGCAGAACCAAATTTTATTATCTTTGACTAGTAACATAGATTTCAATACAGCTAACTATCGTATTAATACAGAGTTCTATGCTACTTCTATGGGTATTAATGATGCAAGAGAAAACTTTAACAGTGAGGCAATTGATAAAATTCTTACAAATAGTGTTGTTTCTCCGTTTAACGTCCTTGAAGCCAATCAATCTGTAGTAGACCAAGTATGGGATTTCTTCTCTCTTCCGTTAGTTAAGGATTATTTATATAAAGCTAAACAAGAGTATGGTAAGTATTGGAGTAGAGATAAGACGGTTAGGAACTTTAACCAACTTATGAACTCTATGATGTTGTCATTCTTTCAGAACATTCCAGAACTTAAGCCCTTATATGTTAAGTATGGTGCTGAATCAGGTCTACTAGATACTAAGTCTAAGAATAACTTACGTGCTAGGTTTGACAGAATATTTAACAATACAGAGGATTCAAAGATAAAAGCCTTTGCCTCTAACAACATTATCTTAAATAACTTTACTTCTATCATGGTAGAAGGAACTAGCATGTTCTATCCTGGTATGCTGACCAACGAGAAGGATGTAGACACAGTAAACGCAGGACAAAAAGACTTCTCTGATGGACTTAATCATCCTAATCCAGAAGTAAGAGGATTCTTTAGTGATCTAGCTAATGCTGTTTTATTAGGACAAGGATCTAACATTAAGTATCGTTCTATCCATAATTTTATTCCTATGGAAGCTCAGACTGAAAGTATGATTGAATTGTCTATTGTTCTTAAAAAGATTAAGGAGTCTATAGATAATCCAGAGACTGCAGAATTCTTAGAAGATCTTTTAAATAAGACTACAAAGACTCACGCATCTATCTACTGGCCAAGTAAACAAAACAAAGTAGTAGTTACTAATAAGATGAAAACTTTTCCTGACTTTAGACAAGTAATAGAAGAGAAGCCTCAGATTACTAGTAATGATGACTTAGATGAAGCTATGATCTATGCACAAGAATCTTCTAGCGATGCTCCTGAAATTGACTTCAATAGTATGGATGAAGAGTTTATCATAGCTAGGAAGATTGAGGAAAAGAAAGCAAAGTCTACTAGTATAATTAATATCTATGCTGGTACAGGAGAGAATGCTGAGTTAAGCAACTTTGCTAATAGACCTTTTGAAATTAATGGATATAAATTTAATTCTGTAGAACAAGCATTTCAAGAAGCTAAATATGAATTTACTAAAAGAACTGCTGAAGATAGTCAGATAAGAGATAATATTCAGAATACATCTTCTTCTGCAGCAATTAAAAAGTTAGGAAGTAAATATCCTACTTTAGATACAAAAGTTTGGGATTCAAGAAGTTCTGAAATCATGAAAAGAGTTATCAAACTTTCTTTTGAACAAAATCCTGATGCTCTAGCAAAACTTCTTGCTACAGGTAATGCTAAACTTACACATACTCAAGATAAAGGTAAGTGGGGTAAAGAATTCCCTAGATTGTTAATGGAAGTGAGAAATGAACTAAGAACTACTCAACCATCTACTATTGTTAAAATAGATTTCCAGGAAGAACCTACATCAGGATATAAAAATAGAACTATTAAGAATGCAAGTGCTGATGCTACAATAGCAATAGCCGTTGACTTTAATACAGCTGGAGAGAAACTAACCAAGTCATCTGTAGAAAGCCAGGGTAAGAAATACATAGCCAGAAACCTTGACGAGATGTTTGCTCCTGTAGATCCGTTTAACGCAAGTAAAGGATATGAGCTCAATGACAAGGCAATATTTAATATGGCAGAAAGTATTGTAGCTGATTTGAACAACGCAAATGCCAGGACGCTTAACATAGCCGGTAATGGTATCTACACAATGAAAGGAAAATATCCTCAAGCTTTGTTAGATGGTGCCATGGAACGTTTGCTGGAATATGTCACTCTATCTGATAACTTGAAAAACAAGATTGTTTCAGTTAGAAGTGGTGGGCAAACTGGGATAGATGAAGCAGGAGCTAAAGCAGGTATCAAACTGGGTATTCCTACTACTGTTCTTGCTCCTAAAGGATGGAAATTTAGAAATGAATCTGGTACAGATATATCTAATGAACAAGCATTTAAAGCTAGATTTGTTTCTACTCAACCATCTACTACTGCTAAAGTAATTCCTTTAAAAGAATCACAAAGATTTACTAGAGAGTCTGTAGAAAAAGATTCTGAATATATGTACTTGTTTACTGACAATGCAAAACGTACTTCTGGAAGTCAATTAGTAGCTGATGAATCTAGATATAGTGCAGTTTATGGTGGAGGTAAAAAATATCCCACCAGTACTCAAGCTGTAATTAGAGGTTTAGACAATGCATTTCCTATCACTACTATGGTAGACGATAAACGTACTCAGTGGACTGACGATAGATTTGAAGAATTTAAACAGGAAATTGACTCTGAGATTGAAATCATTAAGAGTAATATGTCAAACTTTAAAGGTATTAAGTTTAGTGCAGAGATGCCTTTTGGTAAGGGAGCAATTTCTAACATGAAGAATACTGCTCCCAACAGTTGGAATTATCTTAATACAAAACTTGCCGAACTAGGTATTGATAATACAGGTAGTATACCTAAAACTATGCAACCAATAATTCCTTCAGATATGAGTAACTTAGAGGATACAGATTTTGAAGTGACTAAGTGCAGGGAAGATTAATAAACAAACTATATTTGTAAGTAAACAAGTAAACAATTTAAATTTAAATAAAACAAGATGTCTAAAGGCTGTGTTATAAAATATACTAATCCTGTAACAGGGATGAATCAAACTTCTGTACTTGCTTATACTCTATCCCAAGTAGGCTATAGTAACGAGCAAGCCATAGACTTAGTTAAGCAAGGAAGTCTATATTCTAAAAAAGATGGATACAATACCTGGCCTAAACCTTTAAACAAGGATAAGGGTAGGTTTGGAAATTTTGTAGAAATAGACTCAGACAACTTACTTAGAAACGTAGGTATTGATTCGTTAACCTCCGATCAAGTTAAGTATCTTAGAGCAGCTCAGGATTTATTTGAAGATGTTCAAGTAAGAATAGATAATCCTATTAATCTTACTACTTTAGTAGAGATAGGCAACTATGTTAAAAACAATGGACTTGCCTCTGTAGGTATAGAGATTGTTAATCCAGAAGCACCAGTATTAGAAAGGATGTACAAAGTATATCCTATACCTTTTACTGAACTAAACATGGTATATCTTTCTAGTTTTATTGAAGGAGAAGTATTTAATAAACGTCTAGTAAATGGAGAAGAGTCACGTATAGAGTTCTTAAAGAAGTACGTAGACTTTCAAAATCCTGATGTCTATGATACTTTAGTTAAGATTCTAAACGATCCAGAGACTCCTGACTACGAGAAGTTTGTGATTAAAAAACTTTTACCTATTATAGACTTGATCCCTACAATCGGTTTAGACTTTTTTACAGGTAAAGACTTACAAAACAGAGATGTAATTCCTATGGGAGAGTATGTTCCTGAACTACATAAAATTAAACTAAATGTATTTGGATTAAAGAATAGAGGACTAGATTATTCTAGACGTGTTATTCTCCACGAGATTCTACACTCTGTTCTATCATCTACGTTACAAAATCCTACAAGCGAGATAGACAAAGAACTTGTAAATAGTCTTAAGCCTATCCTTGCCTACTATCAACAGAAATATTCTACAAAAAAAAGAACAGACACTTACTATGGTTTTAAAGACATACATGAGTTTGTATCAGAGTTTTTTACTAATCCTGATTTCCGCAACACTCTAGAGTCGGAAGAACCAAACTGGTTTATTAAAATTATAGATGCTATCTTTAAGTTCTTTGGTAAGAAGTTAAATCTAAATCAAAATCCTAATAGTCTAGAGAATATAGATCTATTGATGGAAAACTTCTTCAATGAGATACTCCTTGCTCAAGATATTAATACTAGTATTATATATACTAAGTTTGATTCTATACCCTATACTATGAGTGTGCCTCAAATGCTTGAGATGGATAGATTTGTAGAAGAGAATTCAGACTTCCTTACTCGTTTAGATGAACTATTACAGGACGAAAATCTAATCAACTGGAGTAAGGTAAGAGATCAAGCAGAGATTCTAGGAGTAAACGTAGGCAGTGTATTAAGAACTAAGGACATGTTCGTAGAGATTTCTGCAGCTGAGGCTAAAGAGTCTTTTAAATCTTTAGTAAGTTTCTTCCATGATAGCTCTAAGTACTTGGCAAGTGTTCGTACTTCTCTTAACAAGATGTCTTCTGATCCTACAATAACCAAAGATCAACTGTTTAGACAAGCTTACCATGCTAAAGAGTTAGGAGAGCAGTATACAAACCTAGCACAAAATTATCGTAGAGTTATGGGAGACCTAGGAGCAAACACTATTTTGGGTCAACAGTTGTTAAACTTAGAAGCTACTGCAGATTCTTTGTCTAAGGCTTATTTTAACAACGCTGTAGAGGCTTTAGCTATTAAGTTGGCAGATGAGTTCGCACCACAGACAAAAGACGCTCAGAAGCGAATCCAAGACAATATAGATAGGTTTAAAGTTTCATTAGCAAGTGCACAAAAACTAGGGAACACTAGACTTATAAAACTTACAGAAGATCGTATTAGGAATGAAGAAGCAAGAATGTCTACCCTAGCTACTAAGACTAACTTACTAAAAGCACTTAGAGGTCAGATAAAAGACGTAGGAAACTTCTCTCTTTTCTTAGAGTCAGCAGGATTATCAGGAAACATTCTTACAGGTACTGTAGGAGGTATGATTTCTAACCAGTTTGATACGGCTAACGTAAAGGCTCAAGCAATGGAAGTTAAATTAAAGAAGATTGCAGATGAGTTACAAAACCACCTAAAGAGTAAAGGGGTGGGAGTGAATACTGCATTTGACTTTGAAAATGTATTTGGACGTTTCATTAAGAAAGTAGAGATTGTAGAAAACAAGAATGGAAAAATCTCTAAGAGAGAAACACTAGTTCTGTTGAGTGAGATGGATGAAGTTCGTTACAACAATCTTATAACTAAACTTAAAGCAGAGTTAAGAGAATTAAAACAAACTAAAGTACAAGACTCTACAGTAAAAGATTTAATCAGAGCTAAAGAAGAAGAGATTCGTAGAACTAGATCTGAGTTTGAAGTACAGCCTTTTGAAGATATCTACTATCAGATTCAGAATATGCTTAGTGCAGAAGCTAAAGAAGCTAGAGACTTAATCTTTGAAGAGATGAATAAGATCCAAGTAGGAAGTCTTACAGAAGAAAACTCAGAAGAACAGTTAGATAAATTAGATGACTTAAAAGAAGAACTAGACTTACTAGAATCTGATTACGATAAAAACAAAAACTTAAAAGACGAAGCAGGACTTAGAATTGCTGCTAACATTAGAGAATGGAAGAAGAGTAGAGCTGCTGCAGAACTTTATACTTACACTATCAGTAAAGAAAACCAAGCACTTTTTGACTCTCAACTAAATTCTAAAAAAACAGCTTACGATAAAGCAGCTGCTGACTATCAACAAGCAGTAGACGACAATGCTGATGCTGATACCTTAGACTACAAGAAACAAACAGTAGATTACTATAAGAAACAGTTTGAGTTGTGGAAAGCAAACAACTGCGTAAGAAAAATTGATCCTGAGTTCTATAAACAAAGAAAAAAAATAGTAGATGCAGTTGCTGCTATTCAGTCTAGGTATCCTGTTCCTTCAGGTGTTCGTAAAATGGATGAAGTATGGAATGATATATTCGGGGTATTGAAGGGATATAAGAACACAGATAACTTCTACGAAGGTTCTAAGATCGCTTCTCCTAATCCAGATGGAACTCCTTCTAATCTCTCTACTCTTGTTAGAGCATTAGAAGAAGAAATAGAAGCAATTAAAACTGCTTACAAGACTGATGTAGATATGTCTAAAGAAGATTCTGACAATCTCAAGGATCTGTTTTCTTCTTTTGGAGACATCCAAGAAAAGGTCTACACTCCTGATTATGTAAGGGAATACACTAGTAAGTTAAATCTAATTAAAACTTCTTTAATTGCTCAAAACAATGTAAAGTACCAAGACCAAACTGATGACTCTCTATTAGAGTTAGATGCAACTAAAGAACTTAGAAAGACTGATTGGTACAAACAAAACCACAAGAAAGTAAACGTATGGGATGAGAACAATCAAGTATGGACTTTATCTGATGAACCCTTATACTTCTGGATGTCTACCGAACCTACAGACAAAACTTTGATTAGCGACACTTCCCCTTCTTTTAGATGGAATACTATTGCAGTGAACCCTAGATACATTAAACCAGAAGTAAAGAATGTAAAATACAGTAAGCGTGTTCCTTTACGTACAGACAGAACTGAATATAGAAACAAAGAGTACGATAAATTAGATGCTAAGGAAAAAGAAATTCTTCAGAAGATTACAGATCTTTATTTAGATCTTCAGAAAGGAACACCTATGAATCTTAAGAAAGGATTAGAGTTGCCTAGTGTTATGATGGACCCTGTAGAAAGGTCTCTGAAAGATACTAATATGGGTACACTTAAATCCAAAATAGGATCTACTTTTCAAGGTATTTGGGATAGAGCTACTTTTGAAGATGACGAAGAAACAGCAAGGACTGAAGAAGGGGGATCTGTTATACAAAAGGTAAGTAAGAAACTTTATTTAAAATATAATAGACCTATTCCTGCAGATAAAATGAGTCTAAACATTCTTAACAGTATTGGAATGTATGGTGCAGACTTAATCAGATTTAAAGAAGCTTATGAAGTAATGCCTTACATCTACGGTATGCAGGACGTATTACAAGAATCTTTGCCTGGTACTAAGATTGAGAAGATGATTAATAACTTGTTTGAACGTAAGTTACAAGGTAAGAGTCGTAAGTTCTTAGTAAACAACAAAGCTGGTAGGATGGTAGAAAAAGTACTTGATATGTCTTTATCTGTCAACTCCCCTATTGTACTTGCTTATCGTCTTCCTTCTAGTGTAAAAAACTTTATGGCAGGATCTGCTAACATCTTTATACAAGCTGGTATTTATGGTTTAAGTCGTAAGGAAATTTTTAAGGCTATGGGTAGGAATGCTGTACACATAGCAGACTTGTTTCAGTCAGAAGTAGAAGATGGTAGGGATTCTGAATACATTGCTCGTATGAGATACTTTAATGTTATGCCAGAAGATCAATTAAGTGAAACAGGACGTAAGTTATTTATTTCTAAGTTAGGCAAGTATCGTAAGTACAATCCATTTAACTTTCTAGGATTCTTTAGAACCTTTGGTGAATTTGAAATGAGAAGTGCAGTTGCAGAGGCTATGTCTCAGCAGTTCTTAGTTCCTTTGGTAGATAAACCTGAAGGAGTTCCTTTGTTTGAAGCATATGACTTCAAAGATGGAGTTCTTGTTCCTAAAGATACAATTGTAGACTTAGAAGGATTTTCAAAAATAGAACAATACTACAGAGGTAAACTTAACCACGTTAACGCTGCTATACAAGGTGCTTATGGATCTATGGATAAGGGAGAGTACAGCAGATACACTCTTGGTAGAATTATAGGAAACATGAAAGGATGGGTTGCTTACCAAGGTATGAGGAGATTTAAAGTAGGTAGAACTATCAATCCTAGATCAGGAGAAGAGTTTCAAGGTTTTTACGTAACAGTAATCCAAGCGCTTAAACTACTTTATCAAACAAACTTCTCATTACCTGCAACTAGAAATCTTATGACTCCTGCAGAACGCAGAGAAGCAGAAGGTGCAGCTATAGATATGCTTGCATTAGCTTTAATTATGGGATTGTCTGCTTTGCTTAACAGTTTAAGATATGATGATGAGGATGATGAAGATATGTATGTAGTGTATTTCTTGCTTTATAACTTGTTACTGATTGAAGACGAGTTAAACAGTTTAAACCCTGTATTCAGTCCTTTGTCTATTTACCATTCTAGATTTGAAAACAACGTAGACGGACAAAACTTTGCTCAGTACTATTTGAATAGAAACGTATTACTTCCATTTGCAGGTGCTACAGATGCTATAAAACTAACTGTAGAAATGCTTAATCCTTTTGATGATGCAAGTCCTTTTGATGAGTATGTTCCTAGAAGTAGAAGTGGTAAGATCTCTAACCCTAAAAGATACCCCCCAGATCCTACTCTTAAAGGAGATATGGAAGTGTCTGCTCGTATTCAGAAACTATTTGGATTAAACGCTTCTATAAACTACTTCTTAAATCCTGAGTACTTATTTAGAAAGTACGAGAAGTATAACCCTAAGTGGTACGTAAGTAGCTTAGAATCAGACTTAAGAGGAGAAAAACGTTCTGTAAACTCTATAGATAAACAAATCAAGTCTATTGAAAGACAAATAGACTACGTAGATGACTTAGATACTAAGGAAAGTTTATTGAATAAGATAGAGTCTCTACAGATTGAAAGGTCAGAATCAAGAGATAGGACATCTTCTCTAACAGAAATATACTCAGAGACTGGGAGGAAATAATCCTCCTAGTTTCTTGACTTTATTTTTAATTAATATACTTTTGTACTACGGGCATATGTGCCGAGTACTTAGGTACTGTACCGATAATTTAATTTTTAAAACTACATAATTATGGAAAATAACGATTTGCTTAAAGAACAAGCTAAGCGTCTTCGTCAAGTAAAAGACGAAATCACATTAGTAAATAACGCTACTTCTAGAAGCGCAGGTATGGGTGGAACTATTGCAGTTGCTACTACATACACAGGAAGCTTTGAAGCCTTAGTAGTAAACGAAGATGCAGTTATTGCTGTATTGGAGTACTCAGATGAAGTAGGCGAGACGCCTAGTTGAAGGTTTCTCTACGTCTGTTCCTTGGGATAGACCAAATGTTCTATGGAACAAAGCAGATGATTGGTGGAATGATAACTACGTTACTGACTCTAATACAGCAGCTTTCCTAAGTGCTACAGGTATCATTGATCCCAACAAACAAAACTATGTAAACAATCTTGTAATAGCTCTTAAGAACCAAGGGCTATGGAATAAGATGAAAGCAATCTATCCGTTTGTAAGCGAACAGAGAAACTTGCTTAACTATACTGAAGATTTCTCTAACTCTTATTGGACAAAGTCTCAAATAATTTTTACAGGTGGACAATCTGATGCATCTGGTGGTAATAATGCTACTAAATGCGAAGGAAGTTCGGCAACTAATGCATATATTTTTGGTAGTTGTTCTACAATCGTAGGTGAAACTTACACTGCTTCAGTTTATATTAAAGGAGATAGTGCAGGATCAGTGAGTTTTAGGGTAGATAGCGGAGGAAGTTCTCCAAATAACCCTGTCAACTACACAACATCTTGGCAAAGATTTACTTACACATATGTTGCTGGGAATGCAAATTCTGATTGGGTAATTGGTGGATATAATACTTGGACAGGTTCAGAAACTATTTATGTGTATGCCCCCCAACTTGAAACAGGATCAGCAACTACTAGTTACCAACCTACTATCAACGCACAAGAACAGTTTGCAGCAGCTTATAAGTATAACTTAAAAGACCCTCAAGATACTGACGCAGCATTTAGACTTAAGATATTTGGAACATGGACATTCACTCCTACAGGAGCTAAGCCTAATGGTACAAATGCTTATATGGATACCAGTTTTGTTCCGAGTTTAAACAGCTCATTAAATAACGCACATTTATCCTATTATTCAAGAACTAGTGTCGTAGGTACTCAAGTAGATATGGGCTCAATCGGTTCTGTATCCAATGCTTTCTATCTAATTATGAATTTAAACAATGTAGCACCCAGCGGTATAAATTCTTCGGAGACTAATAGAACGTCTGCAATGAGTCCAACTTTGGGGCTTTTAATTGGTAGTAGGGTTTCAAGCACAGAAGAAAAATACTATACAAATAATGTAAGCCAAATATTAACTAAAAATTCTAATAGTATGAATAGTTTGAATGTTTATTTAGGATGTTTTAACCAAGGCGGAATAGCAAATTTGTTTTCAACAAAACAGTGTGCTTTTTCCTCCATTGGTGATGGCCTAACTGACGCAGAAGCAGCAGCCTTCTATACTATTGTACAGCAATTCCAAACTTCAATGGCTCGCCAAGTTTAATCTAAAATAAAATAATCATGTCAGATATAACCTTAAACGTAATTCCTTTTGATTCTGCTTTCTTTCTAACAGAAGAAGAAGCAAATACTTTAAAAGGGAAAGAGTACAGACCTAACTGTTACTTTAATCCTGTACAAGACAGTGAGGACAGGTGGTGTATCTTCTATCAAGAATCACAAGATTGCTTAAGCGAAGAATTCGCTTGGGTAAAAGATCTCCCTTACGGAGAGTTCATAGCTAAACCTACGCTTAATCCCTTTATCTAAACCACAATGGCAACACTCTTTAATACTAAGATAAAAGACACCTACCAATCTTTGCTTAAGTTGGAGGACAACACTATCTTAACTACAACCTCTAAGAACATAACAGACGGATTAGGTAATGCCTCTCCCTTGTATATGAGCACTACCCAAGTAAGAATAGGTAGTACATCTGCTAGTGCTCTTTATTGGGACAACGTTAATAACAGATTAGGCATAGGAACGAGTTCTCCTACACAGTCTATAGAGACCCCAGGAGCAATAAAATTTGCTTCTGCTAATTCGGACTCTACTGTCACTCTTAAAGCATTTGATGCTGCCACAGGTAATATTGATTTTACTAACGAGTTTATAGTTAGTAGGCAAGGAACAAATTTAATGAAGATGTTCTTTAACAATAGAATAGCTATTGGAGGTGCAGGATCTTCAGCAAAACTTAGTATAAGAGGAGAAGGGTCAACTTCAGCAACCACTTCACTATTGGTTCAGAATAGTTCTGGTCAGCAATCAATGTCAGTTCTTGACGATGGTAGTTGTACAATTGGTATTAATGGTTCTACAACTAATTCACTTACTATTGTAGGAAATTCGGGAATACAAGCAATTATTGGAAATAATAATTTTCAATCTCCGGCAAATATTTTTCGTTATGGCGGAGGGACGATCACGTTTTTTGGAAATAACAACGATGGCACAGCCTTTAGTTTTGGTTTTAACAATAACCAAGCGTCCACCACTACAACAAGTGCAATGATTGGATTAGGAGGAAACTATCAGTCACAACAGAGTTTTCAATTTGCTAATTTACGTATTAATCCTACATACGATTTTGCTTCAAACACAACCTCTAACGCAATTGCTCGTGGTATATATTACAACCCTACAATTACAAACCTTCGTGTAGCACAACACAGAGCCATCGAAACCACAACAGGAGATGTATTGTTTGGTACTACAAGTGGTAAAGCAACTTTTGGATCTGGTGTAGCAGGAACGTCTTACATTGAAATTAAACCAGGTATTAGCAATGGTTTTAACAGAATTACCTTTAATGATTTTGATGGGGGTACAGCTACTAGAGGTGGATTTATAGAAATATCAACCTATCTTGCACAAATAAATTTTGGTTCATACAATTCTTTTTATCTAGGAAACTCCTCTAAACCATACAATTTTTATATGGTTGCAGGTACAAGTAATATAATTATTAGTACTGGTAATATAGTTCCAACAGACAGTGGTGCATTGTTTCAAGTAAAAGGAACAGGAAGCACAAGTGCTACAACTTCCTTACTAGTGCAGAATAGTGCGGGGAATACTTCTTTACAAATCCAAGACAATGGGGCGGTTTCGGTTATAAATGAGGGTAATTTTAGTGTAAATAGATATGGTAATACTTTGTTAAGTACGGGTCAATCAACTTCGAGTTTATCTACATATAATTCATCAGTCACAGTAACTAATACGTATGTAGCATTTAATACATTGGGTAATTATGGATGGGCATTTCTACAAGATTTGTTTCAAGGTTATCATCCAATGATAATTCAAGATGCAACATATAAAGCAAGAGAAACTTCAGCACTTGTAGAATTAAATTCAAAAACACGTGGATTTTTACCACCTAAAATGACTACTGCCCAAAAATTAGCAATTGCTTCTCCTGTAGGGGGTCTTCAAGTCTTCGATACTACGCTTAACCAAATGTCTTACTATAACGGATCAGCTTGGATTAACTTCTAATTAAACAAACAAAATGGCAACCTTATTCAATACAAAAATAAAAGATACCTACCAGTCACTCTTAAAACTGGAAGACAATACTATCCTAACCACTACTACTAAAAACGTAACAGATGGCTTAGGCAATGCTTCTCCTCTATACATGAGTACTACTAGAGTAGGTATAGGTACTAATGCTCCTATAAGCACACTAAATGTTTTAGGTCTATCTACATTTGTTGGTGCATCAGGCAATACATTAGGATCTACTACAGCTGGTGCTGCTGCTGCATTTTATCAAACAGGCTTTGGAGGTACTTTAGCAATAGGAGGCTATTCTAATAGTGGGGGAGAAATACAAGGTTACCAAAACAATGGTTCAAATGTTGGTGGTACTATGTGGCTACAAAGACAAGCTGGTAATGTATTAATTGGTAATACATCTGATAATGCTAAACTTGTTGTACGAGGAAGTGGATCTACCTCTGCTACTACTTCATTACTTGTTCAGAATAGTTCTGCAACAACTGCTTTAAGTATTTTAGATGATAGAAGTTCAAATTTCAATGGTACGGTAAATATAAATACTGGTATTACAGGAGGAAGTTATTTGCTTTATGTTCGTAGTGCATTCGTAGGTCAAGAATTGTTTACAGTTCAGGAAAATCAAAATATGGTTTTAGGTTGTAATAATGTAGTAATACGAGCAAATGCAACTTGGAATAGTCAAGGTCAGTCAGGACTTGCTTTTAATGCAAATAATTGGTACCCACAAGGAGACACTAGAATAGGGTGGAGTTTTACTGGCAATATGTTTGGTGCTACGGGAGGTAATTCAAATTTATCTTTAATTAGGGTAAACCCTAGTTTAGGTAATTTTAATTCAGGTACAACGAGTGAAGTAAATTGTTTATTGTTTAATCCCGCAATCAACCAAGTAAATACAGGTACATATATAGTAAGAGGAATCTATTATAATCCAACACTTACGAGTTTAACTAGTACTACCCACACAGCAATTGAAACAGTAACTGGTAACGTTCTATTAGGAACAACTAGTGGAAACGTAGGTATTGGTACAAGTAACCCTACTAATAAACTTGAGGTAGTGGGTACTAGTAGAATTTCTTCTACCTTAAATGTAGGAGGTGATGGTTCTACAAGCACAAGTTTTGCTTCAGGCTTTATAGCTTATGATACAGGAAATGCTTATGGACATTCTCTTGTTCATGCTCAGTCTGCGCAACTTTACTTATTTGCCAATCCTCAAGGATTTGCTGCAGGAGGATATGAACCTAGTTCAGGTGGTCTGTCTTCGGGTAACTTAGCGTTTATGACTGCAAGTACTACAAGATTAAAAATACTTAACAACGGAAACGTATTAATAGGAACAACAACAGATAGCGGTTACAAATTAGATGTTAACGGTACAGCTAGAGTAACTGGTGCTGTTAAAGGAGGAGAAGGTTCTAATTTTAATGAAATTTATTTTTATGGTGGAGGTGATAGAAAGATTAAACCAGGAGTAAATCAATTAGATATAACAGACTCGGCAGGAGTTAGTGGATTTCAAGTAGGGGGTGGTGGCGGATTTCCGAGAGTTGCTTTGGGTTATGATAAATTTGATTTTGTTAAAGGTTTGGGAAATTTTACTTATTCTGCGTCAGGATCAAATCAAGTTTTAACTTTAAATCTTAATGGACAAGGTGCAAATCACTTAACTCCTTTTGCTGATATTGTAGCTCAAGGATATGCGTTTAGTGCTCCTTCGGGAAACAATACTACTTTAAGACTTTATACTACTAACACTACAAGTGGTACTTATGGTAATATCATTATAGGACATAATGGAACTAATGCTACAGGTAACGTAGGAGTAGGAGAAGCTTCACCTACAGCTAGATTACAAGTAAAAGGAAGTGGTAGTACTAGTGCTACTACATCGTTGTTGGTGCAAAATAGTGCGGGGACGGCTGCGATGACCGTAAGAGATGATTTGGCAAGTGTTTTTGGAGGGCAAATTATTGGGGTGGCGTCAGGCACATTTTTAATCAATGCTGGTGGTACTTTTACACATACAATTAGTGGAGGTGCAAGTACTTTAGATTATTTCAATGGCTTTACAATTCAAAATGCAGGACAAGGAGTAATTAAAAGTTCATATAATGGCAACACAAGGTTTTTGAGAGCATCAATTTTTGGTGCTGATTCAACAAACGATGCAAGTTCACAACTTCAAATTGATTCTACTACTAAGGGATTCCTACCACCCCGAATGACAACAGCACAAAAAACAGCTATTGTTTCTCCTGCGGAAGGATTAATGGTTTACGATTCTACCCTAAAGAGACCTTGTTTCTTTGATGGAACTAGTTGGGTAACAATGTAAAATCAACTTGATTTAAATTTAAAATAAACTATTTTTGTAAACATACCGTGAAAACTTCCTTCCTACTTTACTCTACGACAACTATCCTAGCTTTCTTAGGAACTTACTTCCTTAAGTTAGGAGCAGATAACATAGAACAGTACTTAGCGGTAGTTGCTGTTATTTTTATAGATGGCTTCTTTGGAGTATGGGCAGGAACTAAGAAGATTGGTTTTCAAACAAGAAAAGCAGTTAAGGTACTTCAGACTTTGTTTTCTTGGGTACTTATACTTACAGGTGTCTTGATGATTGAGAAGGGATTTGAAGGCACTTTTTGGCTAAGCGAAACTTTGTGTGCCCCCTTTATTGTTTTTCAGCTGATAAGTGCGCTTAAGAATGCTCACACAGTAGGAATCATAGAGAATAGTGTACTCTCTCAGATCTTGGAGAAGATAGATCAACACAAGTTCAACCACGACAAATAAAATTAAACTAAATTAGAATGAAAAAAACAGATCTATATCTTAAGCCAGGGACATACATAAAGTCTTCTACTACTACAGGAGAAGTACAAGGTATCTCATTAGAGAACTTTGTAGTAAGTGTTTTAAACAACCCTACATGTTGCCCTAAGCCAACTTTTATAAAAGATGGTATGCTTATGACAGCTGCTTTCTTGAATCCTACTTTACAAACCGTAACAGATCAAGGCTTAAATGCAAGTCCTCTAAAGTTAAGTACAACTTCTGTAACAGCCTATGGAGCAGGAGCAATAGTAAGTAACACAGTATATGGAGAAGACGCTTTAATTACTAATACTACAGGAAGATATAACACTGCTATTGGTAAGGAAGCACTATACTCTAATACAACAGGAGAATCCAATACTGCAATTGGTTTTTATGCTATGGGCTCTATGGAGACTGGCTTAAACAATACAGCAGTAGGTCAATCAGCTCTATCTTCTAATTATAGTGGGTCTCAGAATACCGCAATAGGTAGACTTGCTCTTGGATTTGGTGGTAGTGGAGATCAAAACACAGCAGTTGGAGACCAAGCTTCTATCTTTAACACAACAGGCTCCTATAACACCTCTATGGGTGGACAGTCTCTGTATAATAACTTTACGGGGAATAATAACGTAGCTTTAGGATGGAGTGCTCTGCGTGCTAATACAGCTTCTAATAATACGGCTGTAGGGTATCGTGCTCTAACAGCCAATACAAGTGCAACATACAACGTTGGAGTAGGTGTAGATGCTTTATTGGCAAATACCACAGGTAGTTACAACGTTGCTATTGGTGGATTGGCAATGGCTTCAAATTTAACAGGAGCACAAAATACCGCTATTGGGGTTGCATCTATGAATTTAAATACAAGCGGTCAAAACAATTCCGCTTATGGTGCAAACACCTTGCAAAGCAATACTACAGGACAAAATAACGTAGCATTAGGGTATTTAAGTTTATTTGCCAATACTACGGCAGAAGGAAATACAGGTTTGGGTACTGCTACTCTATATGTAAATACTACAGGTCAATTTAACGTTGCAATTGGTAGTAATACGTTGGTGAGTAATGTTATAGGTAGCAATAATACGGCTGTAGGAACTACAGCATTAAGAGCAAACACCGCCTCCAACAATACCGCAGTAGGCTACGAAGCAGGGTTTAGTAATACGAGTGGTTCTTCCAACGTTGTCGTAGGTTATCAAGCAGGACTTAACATTTCAACAGGTTCAGCGAATACAGCCGTAGGATATCAAGCGATTGGTTCAGGGAATTCAAGTGGTGGATATAATACTGCTGTAGGATGGAGTTCTTTACAAAGTGTATCGGGAACATCAAATGTTGCATTAGGGGCTTATAGTGGATTACAAATTACAACTGGGCAAACCAACGTTGCAATTGGTAATTATGCTTTAAGTAGCACAACTTCTGCGTCTAACAATACAGCCGTTGGATATAATACACAAAGTGGTAACTTTAGTGGTAGTGTTATTTTGGGAGCAAGTGCAACCGCCACAGGAAATAACCAATTTGTAGTAGGTAGTTCAGGAACAAATGCAGGTGCAGTAGATACAGCAGCAGTAACTCCTACTAAACGTTGGAAAGTAAAGATTAACGGAGTAGATTACTATATTGCTTTAGAGCCAGCTTAATAAATAAAACAAAAAAAATATATAATTATGACAACTTACAATTGGAAAATCACTAACCTTTATACTAAGACTGTAGAAGGTTTGGAAGACTACGTAGTAACTGCTATGTTTGAAGTAGAAGGCGTAGATGGAGAATTCTCTTCTACTGTTAACGGAAGTCAAATGTTTACCGTAAAAGAAGGAGCTGAGTTTGTTCCTTACGCTAACTTGACTGAAGAGATCGTAGTAGAGTGGATTAAGGAAGAGTTGGGTGAGAATGGTTTGCTTTCTATTACTGCTTGCATTGATGGCCAAATCGAAAGTCAAAAGAATCCTCCAGTAGTACCAGTAATTACTCCCTTGCCTTGGGCTTAAACTAATTAAGGGGGTTAATAGCCCCCTTTTTTCTTATGAAAAACCTATCCATCAAACTTAACTTTATCTTCTTCTTTACTATCGTATATCTTTTATATAGGTATGAGTACGTACAAGAACAAGACACCAATCAAGTAATTTCTTTTATAGATTCTATTGATAAAGCAAACGATACTTACTTTGAAAAGATAGACTCCTTAGAGCATATCAAACACGAAGAGTATAGAACTTACGAAAAAATCACCCTAAAGTATGACACCATTCAAATCGCTATTGACACTATGCCTGATATTGACGGCACAAAGTATCTACTCACAATCTCTAGACAGCTTACCGCTAAAGGAATTGAATAACGAGTTCCTTAAAGGAATTCAAGCACGTGAGAGAGTAGTTAGTCTTAAAAAGATAGTTAGGACTGACAGTATACAGTTATCTTTATATAAAGATTCTATTATTCCTAACTTTAGATTAGCTCTAGATACAGCTAAAGTAGAGATAGTTCGCTTAGATACTAAGGTTAGATCTCAAGCAGAAACTATTAAAACATTAAAGAATGTTTTGAAAGGTGGATTAATTGCTATAGCTTTGTTAACCATAGGGTTAATACTCTAAAGCCTATGATGCCAATATCTAAACAGATTGTCCAGTATTACATGGAGAATCCAAATACGAATGAGACAGCTATTGAAGTTGCTCTTCGTTTTAACTATCATCCTGAAGAACGTAATCAGTTAAGGGGTAAGCGAGTTCGTGATTTAAAAAGATCAGCTATGGCCAAACTCCTAAAGGGTGATCCTCTTTACATGCCGAATCCACAATCCGAGATTAATTCTAATACAACTCTAGGAACTTACGACGAAAACTTAGAAAAAGGTACTTTAGAAGTATCTAAACTAGTATCTGAGCAACCTAGATCTGCCGAAGAGATTGTAAGGATTCACAAAATAGATACTACTAAGTGGAAACTTGTTCAGTATTGGAGTAAAGAAAAAAGCTCTGGATGGTTAGTATCAGCTTTGTTTGCTCATATAAAGCCAGAGGATACTTTTAATGACGACATAGAAGGCATTCTAAGAGAAGTTTTTCTTGAATCTGACATCACAGTACACCCAACACCTAAAAAGTCTCCTGTAAGCTCTAAGAAGGGCTTATTTGTTTATATGAGTGACAAACATGTAGGTGCGCTTACACATCCTACTGCTCTCTTTGGAAACGAATACAACGAGAATGTCTTTGAGGAGAGAATGAATAGAACATTAGAGGAGATAGAGAAGCAAGTTAAGATACACGGAAGACTAGAAGACTTATTTATCTGTGACTTAGGTGATTCTTTAGATGGTTGGAACGGATATACTACTAGAGGAGGTCACCAATTACCTCAGAACATGGATAGTAAGGAATCTTTTATGACTTATCTGTATGCTCATAAGAGATTCTTTGATACTTTAGTCGAAAGAAACTTAACTAATAACATTCATGCAGTAATGCAAACCAATGATAACCATGCAGGTTCATTTGGATATATTACTAACCAAGCACTTACTCTTTATTTAAACACAGCTTATCCATTTATTAAAGTAACGATAATGGAGAAGTTCTTAGAACATTTTGATTATGGCAAACATACGTTTATCTTCACTCATGGAAAAGATTCTGAAGATCTTAAGCATGGTCTTCCCCTTTTCTTAACAGAGAAAGCAGAAAACTTCCTCAATAAGTATATAAATCACCACAATTTAGGAGAGAATAAAAATATCTCGATAGTAAAAGGAGACCTACATACAGAGAGTATGCAACAAGCATACAAATTTAGATACAGAAATGTATTGTCTATGTATGGTTCTTCTAAGTGGATAATGAATAACTTTGGTCCAGGATACCCAGGAGTTTCATTTGATTTAGTAGAAAAAGATACGGATTTGATTTATTCGTTTTATATTCGCTTTAAATAAAGATAACATGATTACCCTAGCAGATATAGACAAATTAATAAATCAATTTTATTTAGACTCCGAGAAAGATGGGTTAGGAGTAAGACCTAACGTAATACTACTCACAGAAGATCACTTTGAAGAATTATTAAAAGAGATGGGAGTAGAAGAAGAAGACGATGTTACAATAGAAAGCATCCTGGGAATGGATGTCGTCATAGCAAATGGGATAGAGTACCCAAGACTAATAAGACTTTAAAAGGTCGTAATCTTGTAGTAAATATCCATGTTATATGGATTGGGATTATTGACCGTAATATCTAAAGAAGGTCCTCCCGTGACACTAAAACTTAGTTGTCCAAAAGAAGCAGGAGTAGGACTTTGAACGTCTACCCAAAAATTATATCCTAAGGGATTTCCTGCTAAAAAGGTAACATAAACAACACCAATTTCTTGTTCTCCATTGGCAGCTGAGTTACGCTTAGCGTAGTATTCTAGTTTTAAGAATCCTACATCAGTACCACTAGTGTATAAACTAACAGTACTTCCTGTGTTTAGAGTGGCTGTACTAGGAGAACTTCCACCACCTCCTCCATTAGAGGCAGCAGTTATTCTTCCTTGAGCATCTACAGTAATGTCAGCACTTGTATAAGAGCCTGCAGTTACTGCTGTATTGGCTAGAGAGATGGTTCCACTTGTTGAAATTGTTCCTCCGCTTAATCCTGTTCCTGCTGTAATAGAGGTAACAGTACCCAAGTAAGCATCTCCGCTTACAGGAGTATAACCAAGAGCATTAATAACATCAGTACCTGTTAAGGTAATAGCACCTGTTCTAGTGTTAAAACTAGTAACAAAGTTAGCTGAATTAAAGCCTATAGTTACATCACCAGTACCTGAGTTAGCACCTGTACTGCTGATAGTTAGAGGAGAGTTTACTAATAACTTAGTAATCAAAGCCTCTCCTGAGGTAGTAGTGTTTATGTCACTTCTACCTACAGAGGAATTTTCAATAAGGGAACCACCAATCTGAGTTCTAGCCATAATTAATATTAAAAGTCAATTAAGGTTTAATATAAGAGATACGAATCTTATCAGTAGAAGTAGGAGTAAACAACATAGTAATGGTGAAGGGAGCTAAGCTTCCTACTGTGTAGTCATTACCTACACCAGGTTCCATCAATACACCATTTAAGTAAACATGTTCAGTTCCTGCTACACAGTTACCTGTAAGAGTAAATACAGTTGCTACACCGTTAGGCAAAGGAGAAGGAGTTTCTCTTGTAGCAATGTTAGAGATATTGATAGTTCCTGAAGGAAGATCACCTGTGCTTAAAGTAGCACCTGTGGTAACTCTACCCTTAACATCAACAGTAACCTTAGTATAAGTTCCAGCACTTACGCCAGAGTTAGCTAAAGTCAAAGCAATTGAAGTACTTCCTGAACCTGTAGCATCACCACTTACAGTGATAGTTTGGTTAGCAGTAATGTAGTTAGGAGTCCAGTTTACCCACTTGTTAGTTCCACCACCTGTGTAACGAAGCAATTGACCATCAGCAGGAGTTGTAATAGTTACATCACTCAAACCACTCAAAGCACTAATCAAGTTAATAGCTGTGTTGGTTACACCTGTTACACGACCTTTAGCATCTACTGTGAATACAGGAACCTGAGTAGCACTACCATAAGTACCTGAAGTTACACCTGAGTTAGCCAAAGTAACTGCAATACCTGTTGCACCACTACCTGTAACGTCGCCAGACAATGTAATAGTTTGGTTACCTGTTAAGTAAGTGTTGGTATCAAGAGACCAAGTGTTAGCTGCGGTCTTCTTCAAGAAACCTGTAGTTCCCGAAAGAGTCGCAATTGCACCTAAATCCGCATCATATGCTTGAACGTCTGTTCCAATAGCCAAACCTAATGTAGTACGAGCAGCACTAGCATCAGCAGAAGCAATAATACTACGACCATAAGCAGTTAAACTAGTTACAGCAGCTGTATCTAATCCACTGAAGTAGATCATTGTATCAGGAGCTGTTACTGATCCAGCTAATGCAGTTAAAGTAGCATCTAAAGGTTGCTTAGTGTTTAACTGAGTTTGGATAGCTGAACTAACACCTGTTAGGTAGCTTAATTCTGTAGAGGTAACTGCACTAACTCCTACCTTACCACTACCATCAGAAACTAAAGCTCTGCTTGCAGTTAAGTTAGAAGTTACAATAGTAGAAGCACCACCTGTGATAGCTGCTTGTGCTCTAGCATCTAAGTAGTATAGGTTAGAACCTTCAGCAATATCAGAAGTAGTAGCTGAAGTAGCAGCAGTTGCTCTACCGTAAGTGTCTAAGGTAACTTTAGTAAATGTACCTGCACTAACACCAGTAGTTGCTAAGTCGATGTTATCAGCGTTAACAACAATACGAGAAGAAGAAGCTGTACCTACGTCAAAAGTAAGACCTGTTTTAGTTAAACCTGCTCCTGCAGTATAATCGGCAGCTCCTGAGAACTGAGAGAACACTAAGGCAGTTGTACCAGGAGTAATAGGTCCAGGAGTACTTTGTACCCAACCTGTTGCTTGAAGAGTAGTTCCACTTTGTACAAAGTAGAAAGCGTTAACCAACTCAGTACCTGCATCAGAGTCTGAAGAACGAGACCATGCACCTGAAGCTACATCATAAACACCGTTCTGAGAACCTGTACTTTGGTTTTTAACCAATACACGATCTCCTACAGAAAGAGAAACACCATCAATAGTCTGTGTTCCACTTAAAGTAATGTTTGCAGTTGTAGCTACTCTTACTGCAGTCTTCACGCTCAAACCTTGAGCAACTGAATCTACGTAAGCTTTGGTAGCTGCGTCAGAGTTAGAGGTAGGGGTTCCTACGTTAGTTACTTTGTTACCACCAAAAGACTGATCTGCTGTAAAGGCTACTGATCCATCCTTCTTGACAAAATTTGCTCCATCTGCAAGTTTCGAACTTGCAATGGCTGCGGATGCATCTATATCACTGTTTACAATGTTAAGTGCATCTAGTTGCGATTTTTTAATCCTAGTTACTGGCATGTTATTTAGTTATTTATTTAGTTTATATAATTTGGTATTCTACAATTAATTGATCTGATGATACAGGAGCGTAAACTAAACTTATTTGGCTTACTCCTGCTTCTACATAATCATACCCAACACCTCTAGTAAGTCTTTGTCCGTTTAAGAACACTCTAGTAGTACCTGTAACGAAGTTAGAACTAGTGTTAAAGTTAGTATTGCTTCCGTTTTTTGCTCCTGATAGATTGTAATCGTAATCTATTTTAAAAGCATTGAAAGCAGGACTCCAACTTTCCCATTGTCCAGTAGCTGAATTAAACCTAAGCAACTGTCCATCTACAGGTGTAGGAGTAGTTACATCGTTTAAAGCATTCAAAGTAGTAGGGGGAGTAAATCCTAAGGCTGTTGTTACATCCGTAGAATTTAAGGTTACTACTCCTGTCCTCGTATTAAAAGAACTTACACCACTAGATCCTCCGCTTACTATCTTCCAAGTATTATCGTCTGCTAAGAACCTTGTACCTGCGCCTGTAGCACCTGTACCTAGTCTATTGACGTTAATAGTTCCTAAAGTAATGTACCCTGCATCAAATAAACGATAAGCAATAGGTCCAGTACCACTTACAGGCGTAGCAAAGATGTAGCCTGAAGGCATCTGGACTATCCCTCCTACAGCACTACCTGCATAAGATTGTAATTCGGCTAAGGTTAGGGGGTTATTAGGCATTACAGAATGGGAGGTACAGTATACTGCACACTAATTGTCTAATACAAATATAATAGATTAAAAAAATAAAGAAAGGGGAACTTTTGATTCCCCTTTACTTTGGTTGGTTGGTAAACTAAATAAACTAAAATAACTAAATAAACTAAATAACTAAAAACTAAAACTAAATAAACTGGTATCTTATATCGCTTGTGGTCCTCCTGTAGCAGCTAAGAAAGCAAGAACTTCTTCTTTTACTTTCAGCTCTACTACGATTGGCTCACTTGTGATTTCAAATTTAGTGATTTTTACTGGAACTTTTTGCTTAGTTGCAGGATCAATCTTGTACTGATAGTCTACAGGGTTAAGCTTATCTGCGTTACCTTCTAAGACAACAGCTAAGCCATTATCTGTAGGGTAGGTCATAAGAACCTTGTTGATGTTAAAAGAGTAACCCTTCTTTACGATGAGTTCCATTTCTTCACCGTTTTCAATTTTTTCTTTTTCTGTGTAGTAGAATAACATATCTTTCTTTTTAATTAGTTAAATTACCAAACAATAGCAATGTCGCTGTCTCTTACCATGATCTTTTCTTCTCCCTCTACTTCAACTAACTCTGCTGATTGAAGGTACATCAAATTTACATAGACGAAGTCTCCTACTTTTACGCTGGTTACTTCTTCTCCGAGTGCGTATACTTCTAAACGCTTAAGGTTAGCTAACTCTTTCATGTTCAACTCTTCTTCCATCTCTGGTGTAAGTTGGATGAGTCTTTCTTCTCTTCTAGGACGATTGAGTAATACTCTGTGTCCTTTTACTGTGATTGCCATATTGTTTTAATTTGTTTTTGCTTTTACTACATCTAGACCTGCTGCTATCAATAGTTCTAATCCTGTTCTATCTCTATAGTCTTCGATATATACAAATGTAGTGATTCCACTTTGAATAATCAACTTAGCACAATGCACACAGCATGCATGAGTACAGTACATAACTGCTCCTTCTGTACTGATAGGACTCTTGCATGCTTTAGTAATTGCATTGGATTCTGAGTGGAGTACGTATTCAAAGGTTGTATCATTCTCTTCACATACATTTGGAAACCCTGAAGGAGTTCCATTATACCCAAAAGAGATAATGTTTCCGTTCTTTACGATTAAAGATCCTACCTGTAATCTCTCACAGTAAGATTCTTGAGCAATTCTTAGAGCTAAATCTAAGTAAAGTTCAGACTTATCGTTCTTAGGCATGCTGTATATGATAGGTATTTTATACATTATCTTAAACTTAGTTCAAATCTAAAGATTTCTTTTGGAATATCTACAACTACATCTTTAAAATTTATATCACGATGTAAAAGGGATTTATAATCTTTGGACATGTCATTAAACCTACCTTGCTTAAACAATTCAATGTCTCTATGATATAAAGAACTAGGTCTAAAGACGTACATAATCATGTCATCTATCTCATAATAGTCATAGAAAGAGTCAAAACCTGTAATCTTACCTTCGAACAATTTAAAAGCATCTTTGTCTGTAGGCTTAAACAGAAAAAACAAACAGTTATTGTACTTACTTTTATACCCATAGTCATCTACGTAAACATTAACTAACCCAAAGTTAGCAAGTAGACGAGCAGCATTAGCCCCTGATGTAAATATCATGGGGCTAAGAAACTTGGTGGTATTGTTTGTAGTATCTGAGTACACTGTTTTACACAATTCTAAGTCCGTCATTCCAGTAGTCCTCCATTGTATATGCCCACACATCGTTTTCTGAGTGCCATTTTAAGCGTTGAATTGCTTGGTGGAACCCTTCATACTCTTTACCTAAGTAAGTGCCTCCCATCTTTCCTAAATTCATTAGGTTGTCTGACATCTCATAGATCAAAGGACTACCTGGATACTTCTGACTCTCTACAATAAATCTAAAGTTATGTATAGTCAAGTTCTCTCCGTAGATACTTAGGTCTGTTTGTTTAAGAGCTTCTGTGTAGAAGGCTGCTTGGAAATCATACCTGTGCTTAAGCAACATCTCTATCCAGTAGTTTAAAGAAGTTGTAGTTGTCTTAAGGTCAATAGGATATAGGATGTTGTTCACTGTGTCAACTACCACTAAATCCAAAAGACCCTTACAAGCAACTCCTTCGTATTCAAACTGAAGAGACTGTTGGGTAAATACTTTAAACTGTGAATTTCCTACTACATACTTAGAAGTAAAGGGACTCATCTTAAGAGTGTTTGCTACGTTCTGAATGGTTGCATACTGAATAGGACTTACTACTTTCTTTCCTTCTCCTGCAATCAAATCATCGTAATAGGCTTTACCTTCTTTCTCGAATCTTTCTCTCACCTTAGCAAGAGTATCACGCTTAAATCCTGCTAATTCGTAGGCTATGTTTTCTGCCATAGTATCATTACGATTAGCAAATAGATGCCATACAAAGTCTCCCATCTGTCCTGTAGGTCTTTCTACAGTACTAAAATAGAATTGCTCCATAAATACATCTTCTCCTTGAGTTAATAATAAATCTACTCCATCACCTATAACTGTTACTTCTGCTGGTTCATCCATGTCAGAATTAGGATCGTAGTTAATATAAAGGTTAGGGTGTAAAAGTATTTTCTTTAGCCTACTCTGGCTTTGTGCTGTGTTGGATAAATAATCCTCGTCTAAAATCATTGCTTCGTAAATTTAATAGTTAGTGTAAACCATAAGAACCCTAAATGAATACTAAACCTCTCTCTAGAGTTAGTGCGACTAAAAGTTAATATGGGTAAAGGATAGAAGAACCAATAAGGATAATTCCTTTGGCCTTTGGTTAGTTTGGAAAAGTTACTTACTTGGATCTTCATGTCTTCTATCATCATAGTGAGACTTCTCTCTCATTATGTACGAGAGAAACATAGCGTTACACATTACATGTCCTAGGTGATCTATTCCTGATTCAGGGTCTTTGTCTTCTCCTGAAAGAAAAGCAAACATATGCCTAAGCAAACTCTCGCTTACTTCAGTTACAGGCATACCCTTACACCAATTCCATTTTTCATATTTCTCTGCGCCAAAAGAAAGGACATCAACCATAGGCTCTAAAGACTTAAAGTCTACTAAAGCCCACTGTTTCTTTCCTTTGTTGTAGCGTAGTGCTTGACTACCCTCATTATAGTCTTCCATAGCAGGAAAATCGTTAGCCATAGTTTAACGTTTTAAAGCACCTGTAGTAGTTTTAGAAATAGGATAAGCAGGAACTACTGTAAGAATAACTCTTCCAAATTTCATAGGAAGAACATTAGTTACAATAGACATTACTTCATTACAGTTTACTATAGTTCCTAATTGGATAGTTTGACTGTACTCATCTCCATAATAGGTGACCATGTTTTCTCCATAAGCGTAGGAGTGTGCGACATCAGGGGAGCCAACAGCTTCCACTTTGTCTGATTCTGTGCGGGGTTCTATAATATATAACATAATTTTTAGTCTAGTTCTGGTACTTCCACTCCCAGGATTTCTCTTGCAAATAAAATCACATCTTGTATAAACTTATGTACTTCGTCTTTCTTACCATTAGATAAAGAGAGAGGAGTTTTAATAAACTGTCCTTGAAACATAGTCTCTTCATAGAAATACTTGTCTTTAAGGAATGTTACTACGTCCTCTTTGCTGTATACTTCGCCTGTAAGCGACTCAAAGCCTGCTTTTACTATAGGTACTAGGGTACTATAGAAATAAGCTAACTGAGGGTTTGTTTTCTTAGAATCTATTCTAGTAATACAAACTTCTACATCTATACTCGGATCTTGTTTCATAAGTTCTTTAAAGTATGATTGCATTAACTCTTTATCTCCCTTAAGATAAACGTTACCATCTATGTTAAGGGAGAGAGTTGCAGGTATGTAAACTCTATTTATCATTAGTTCTCTTTTCTATTTCTTCCAACTTTTCCAAAAGCAAAAATGCTAACTCTTCGTCTTCTTCTATCTGGTTACTTGCGTTTCTCTTCTGCAAATATCCGTCTAAAATTTTAATAAAGTAAGCATTTTTTGCTTTTGCTTCGTTAATTGCTTTCCGTAAATCGTCATTAACAAACTCACGGATAAACTGATACTGTGTGTTAACTGCTCTAGCAAGAAGATATGTTCTTCTTACTTCTTTTATCTGTTCCTCTGTCATGTTACTTCTTCCAATACGGAGCAATACAGGGATCTGCTTTGAGAGGAACTCTCTTACAAAACTTAGCACCTGCATCTACCATTGCTTTTTCTAATTGTGCAGCAGCCTGTTGCGCAATTTTCTCAGGTGTTTCTATTAATATCTCATCGTGTATTATATTGACTATTAATACTTTAAACAATAAGTTATTAGGTACTAGATACTTAGTCCAGAAATACACACAAGCTAGCTTAGTAATCTCTGCGGATTCACCTTGTATTCCGTAGTTTAAAGACATACGTTCAATGTCTCCACGCTTTCTAAAGAATTTGCTTACCTTCTCTTTCATCTCTCTAGCTGTAGGTGTATCACTATTCTTAAGTTGTTTGTACCTATCCCAGAAATCTTTAGTCATTTCGTTCTTGATTTGTACAAACTCATCGTAGTAATCTACATAAGACTTCTTACCTGTTACAGGTGAGATAAGAACGTAGCCATTCTCTACACCAAACTTTTTTGTTTCATCAAAATACGCTTTAAGTCCAGGGAAAGCTCTAAAGTATGCATCATAGATATACTGACCTTGATCTACACTAAGTCCTAGTTGATCTGCAATACCAATACCTGAGCCACCATAGTTGATAGCAAAGCCTGCAACCTTAGCTGATTGACGCTTATCCTTGTGTTTCTTTTTGATGTCATTAAGATCCATACCATCTAACTCAGGATACATCTTGCTCGCAATAAAGCTGTGCATATCACCCAAGTCATTATCATAGAACTCTAAGAGGTTTTTATCTAGACACTTGTTAACTAATACAATTTGTTCTTGACCTGTATAGTCACAACCTACTAGAGTGTTTCCTTCTGATGCTACAAAGCAAGATCTAGTTTCTTGGTCTGAGGGAATGTTCTGAAAGTTAAAGTTCTTTACGTCTCCTGATTTACCACCACTAGATAAGCGTCCTGTGTTCATCAACTGCTTAAACTGTGTGTGGATTCTTCCGCTTACTGGATTAATTTGGTCTATCCAGTTCTGTCCGTAAGTACCTATGTCTTTTTGAGCTCCCTTAAACTTTAAATAGAGCTCAATAATGGGGTATTTTGAGCTGTATTTTACTAGATGGTTAGCTTCAATGGTGTCTTTAGTCTTTCCTTTCTCTACTACTTTGGTATTTACACCTAATGCCTGAAAGAACTCCACAACTTGTGAAGGTGAGTTCCAATTCACATTAACCTTAGTCGAAGAAGAGAAGAGATCGAGTTGAGAGTCGATAAACTTTTCCATCTTATTATCTAGGATGAATTGATTTAACTGTGCTTCAGCTTCATCTGCTATGGTCTGTACTTTATTTATCTTAGCTGTCCATTGCTCTACGTCTAGTCTCATTCCTGAATACTCGATATAAGCTAGTACTAATACAAACTTATTGTCCAATTCAATAGACACTGAGGTACCATCTGCTAGCTGTAAGAATTCTTGTTTGTCCTTTAATTCGTGTAGATACTTTACGTCATACGCAGAGTACTTTACGAAACCTTCAGTAAGTCTACCTGTAATATTTAGACGCTCTTCTTTGCTTAGTATGATTCCACAATGACGTAGTACACAAGCAGCAAGTGAGCATCTATGGCTTTCTATACCTAGGCGAGATGTTTTTTCTCCTAAGAAGGTATCATATACCTTTGTTGGAATTACCCTATAATGATAAAGGAATCTTAGGTCAAACTTTAAGTTATGACCAATAAGACCCTTAGTCTCTAACAACTCTTTGTATTCGTTAATGTCAATCGTAGTTAAGTCTATTACGTATTGAACATCGTTATCTCCTAACTGAAGAGTATATAGTTTAGTAGTGTAAGGATCGAAACCTGAGGTCTCTGTGTCCAAACCTATCCACTCTAACTTGTTTAAGTATTCGAGGGAGTCTTGTACTGTAGTAAGGGTAATGTCGGGTAAGAAGATATCTTGTTTTGTAACTAGATATATCATTTTAAAATGGGTCCTACTATCTTGTTATAATCATTTAAAGCTTGTTTAAGCTTTTCGTACTTCTGCTCTTGTGAGTAGTTGCCTTGTTCAATATCTGTAAGGCAAGTTCTGTACACATCGTAGATAAGTTTTCTATCGTGGTTACTTAACTTAAGAATCTTATTCGAAAGTTGTAGCATGTCTTCTGTGGTATCTTCTCCCCATATCTTATTTAGGGACTTACCTAAGTTCCATACGTGATGAGGGGTATAAAGATTACACTTAGGACAAGCGGGTAATAAGTTAGTTAAGTGGTAACGAGTAGATACTTTAGTTCTACCTACAAAGTGAGCACACTGAAGTCCTTTAGGATCTAGAGTAATCTCACAAGCATGACACTTATTAATGTGTGCACCTCTTACTAACCATGATGTTATTTGATCTAACTTGGTTTGAGTAATGGTTTCTTGCTTGATCTTTCTTTTAATCTCTTTGCGGACTTTCTGCTTAGCTTTCTTTTCTTTTACTACGCATCCTGCACAAAGTCTCTTAGTCTTGTTGGCGATAGCTTTTACTTTACCGCACTCAGAGCAAGGCTTTTGCAAGTCTTTTTCTTCGGGGTTTCCTTTTACAGGAACTTTCTTGATTGTTCTCTTTAACATGGTGTACAAATATAAACAAAAGAAAAGGGGATCTGTTGACCCCCTAATCTTTTTTGGCATGCAAGAGAATTACAAAGATAATTCAGATAACTCAGATAACTCTGGTGTGTATAAAGGAGTGTAGGTTTCAGAAATTAATTCTAAGCCTCTGTTGTTGATGTTGTAAGCTGTTCCGTGGATCAAAGACTCACGCTTATGCTCTATACTCTTGTGTCCCATCATATAATTAGTGAAACGAGTAGTAGCATTAAACAAAGCATAAGCTGTGTTACCATGAGTATTATACTCAGTGGCAATAGCTTGTCTGAAATCTAGGATACGATTTTTAGTACGAGAAGCTTCTCCATCACCTCCAATAATACCTACGATAAACTCGTCTGTAACTACCTCAGGAATGTTAATTTTACTCAACTCAATTAACTTCTCAACAAACTGCTCTTCTTGAGTAAGGGAGTTTTGTAATTGAGAGATGATAATCGCTAATCTTCCGTGAGAGTTCTTAGTATGTCTTACCCTCTGAGAGTCTCTTAGAGCCATGTAAAACGTGTTAGCACATACAACTGTCACATTGGTTGCTCCGAAGCCAATAGGAGCGCTACCATCGTGTGAAGTAAGGGCTGTAAGAAACCTCTTATTGTCAGATCCACCAATAGTAACATCAGTTAGAGGGAATTGATAGTATACTTTCTGGCCGTCTCCTAAGAAACCACCTCTTTCTCCTGAGATATTAACCCTAGCAGCAGCTTCTAAAAGCATATCTAAGATTTCTTCATTCTGTGTAGGAACATATTTAGATCCTACGATACCTAAACACTTGTTAGTATCTCCTCTAAAGATACCAAAAGCAGGAGTAGGTTCTCCATTAGGACCTACTAGTTCACGTTTGTCTACTGTCCAGTTAGTTCTGGAGCTTTCTAATAATTGTTGTTTGTTCATAATGCTGGTCTTTTAAATGTTTCAATAAAGTTTTGTAGTTCTTCTAATTCTTTAATTCTACCTTGTACTTCACAATATTCGTACTCGGTGCTTTGTTCCATTAGTTTGGTTTGTTTTACTCTTTCAGTAAAGTGTTCTATTAATTTAGATTTAAATTCTAAATGACTTAATGTCTCGAAGTCTTGCCAATTCATATTTAGTTTATTTTAAGTTTTGTAGCCAATCAATCTGTTCTCCGTTGTTGGCCATTAGTATTTCGTTTATTCTTTTAAAGTGGTCACAATTCCACTTACCTCCAGCGTATAAAGCGGCTGCAGGATGAGGTGCAACTAAGATGTGATGAAAGTTATCATCAATCAAAGGAGCAAACTTTAAAGCGTCTTTACCCCAGAAACAAAAGATAAGTCCTGTGGTATTGTCGTCTAAAGTCTTAAATACAGCTTCTGTAAACTGATTCCAGTGAGTTAGGTGAGAACCTGACTTACCTTCTTCGATAGTTAAAGCTGCGTTAATTAAGAGAACTCCTTGCTTAGCCCATGCTTCTAGGTCCATGTCAATAGGGAATGTTAGTTCGTCTGGATAAACATCTTCTTTAATCTTGTTATACATAACCCTTAAAGAAGGAGGAACTTGATCTTTATTTCTAGGACTGAAAGCTAAGCCATGTGCTGTAGGTTCTCCTTTGTATCTACCTGGATACGGATCCATACCTAAGATAACCACTCTTACTTTCTGAAAAGGGGTTAAATTAAAAGCCTTGAAGACTTCATCTTTGTAAGGAAGAATAGACTTAGTTTGTCTTTCCTTAGCAATGAAACCCCCAAGGCTTTTAAAATATGGACTCTCTATTGTATCTCTTAGGTGTAAATACCAATCATCTGGAATATTTACTAATTTTTTCATTAATCTCTTTTCTACGTTTACGTCTTCTGCTACTATCTAAAGTTTCTACAATAACATTAGCTCTAATCTCTGTATTCATCATACCAGGAAAAACATCATCTACCATGTTAAGGATTTGATTATATCTTACCTTATAGCTGTTCATTACATCGTAGAAGTCAGTATGCTGTCTAATCGAATGAATGATTGTAGAGTGATCTTTGCCTAGTAAGTTACCTACTTTGGTATATGTGTAGTGAAATTGAATAAGTAAAACAGCAGCAAACTGAAATCTAGCTTCTACATACTCTCTCTTTCTGCTTAGTTTAACAAACTCTTCTACACTGATTCTATTGACGTTACAAACTATCTTTATAATAGTCTGCTCAAAGTCTGTAAACTTAGCTAGATTTACTTTAACCATCTGAGCTTTTTCTTGTGCTAGTTTTTTCTTTCTTGCATACTCTTCAGGATCGATTATATTAATCCTTCTTTGATAGAACTCTTTGTTTTTAGATTTTAAATTTACTGTATTCAATAGACTCTCTTGCATAAGAGGTTCTATTTTGAGTTTTGCGAACACAATTTCTAAAGCTTCGTTTACAATATCTTTAACTCTTGGCATAATTTTATTAATTTATCTTTTCCGTGTTCTTTATAAATGTCACTAATGTCCTTACCTAGACTTGCATGATGGTATAGTACAGGTATGTCGTACATCTCTGATATCTTCTGTGAGCCTTCTATACCTGCTCTATCTGCATCAAACCACACATATATGTTATCGAATCTTGCTCTAAGCAATTCATAGGCATTTTCCGATATAGGTGTAGTCTCGCTTCTTACTGCAACTGCATTAACTCCAATAGAGTGTAAGGTCATAACATCCTTAGTACCTTTAGTAATGACTAGGATACTTCCTTTGTGAGGGAGTTGTGTGTATCCTTCTAGCATACCTCCAAAGAAATTAGTTCTAAACTTTACTCTCTTTTCTGCAAAAGGACGGTATAATTTAAACTTATCTTTTTCTTTGTAGCGATAGCAAGGATCAAAGTCATTATTAATGTACCAGATGTTATCAGCTATCCAAGCTTTGTCTACTCTTCTTATGTCAAAAAACTTAAGGATACTCGGAGTTACTCCGAACTGTGCCCAATATTCTAAGTCTTTCTGTGTAAAACGAGTAAGTTTAACTTTGATAGAAGCTGGCTTTACCTCTGCTGGTTTAACTGTTTTAAGACTATCGACTTCTATTTTAAGACCTAACCTATCTTCTAGGCTAAAGTTCTTAAGTTGGAAGTCAGACTCAATCTTATAGAGAATGTCTGGATACTCGTAGCCAGTTCTCATTTGAGCTATGTCTATACAGTTGTAGTGGATTTTCTCAGTAGCGTAATCTATAAAATAAAGATTACCACCTTGACTCCACTTAAAGAAACATGTTGCATGCTTATCAGATCTGAAAGGATTCTTGTACTTGTTTCTAAAGTTAATCTTTTCTCCGAAGTAGAACTCCATGAGTTGTTCTTGACCTAGCAACTTGTACAGAGTTTGTACGTTAGGTCTAATTTCTATACTTGTCAGATCCATAAGGAAGGTTTTTAAAAGAAAAAGGGGCTACAAATGTAACCCCTTTTCTTAAAATTGAAACAGTTAGTTAGAATTAAAACAAGCTATCTGCATCTTCGCTAATAGGAGCAGTAGCTACATCGCTCTTTTCCCATGACATCATATCACTAGCAAAGGGACTTTCTACCTCGTTAGCGGCAGGTGCATTGTTTTCTGTAAACTCTTTAAAGTCAAAGTTTCCGTAGAAACTCTTAAATCCATACTCACCAGTAACTTGCTTAGCTACGTAGTCAGTAATTTTACTGTTTACGTTTACAAATACTTTAGTACATACATCTTGGTACTTGTCGTCTTTAATTCCTAAGAGAACTTTAACACCCATGTTGGCTTTGTTAAAGTGAGCAAAGAAATCTACCAACTCATTACCCTTACCTTTTGCAATAGAATTCCAAGAATCCAATACAAATGGCTTTTCTTTAGGAGAGATATTACCATAAGCCTTCAATAAAGAGTATACAGTTTCTTCTCCACCTTTAGCTTCACGAACACTCTTAAGGTCCATTCTACGAGAAGGATCCAAAGATGCTTGTGCTTCACTTAAAGCAGCCAAGTTCTCAGCCCAAGAAGTCCTAGTATAATTGTCAATGAACTGTTTCTTACCTGCTTGAGAAGTACGAGTATCATTGTTTACCCACAAAGAAAACTTACCACGTAAGTCTGTTTTAAAATCAGGATGGTTTACATACCAAAAGTCTAAACGCATTCCGTTTTCACCGTCATAGTTAGGCTCTTTTACTTTGTCTTCGTCAATACCTAACAAAGCAGCAAGTGTTTTAGTGTTAGGGTTAACAGCTACAATTTGGATAGGAGCAAATCCTGTGTACATCTTTTTGCCTGATGAAGGCTCTCTGGTTTCTAATTCGTCGAATTTCATAATTTTTCTTTTTGTTGTTTTTATTTTGTTTTGGTTACTTCTTCTGTGTAATAAGAGTCAATAGACTGACATACTAAATTAAGATCATTAGGGATTAAGGTTTCTGAGAACATATCCATTGGGCTCTTAGCAGGATAGTTGCGGAAACGGTTAGTCACAAAATGATAAGTTGCATTCTCGTCTTTATCTTCACCTACGTGAGTATAAAGTGCGATTGTAAACAATCCTTCGAGAACAATTTGGTTGTCTAATGCTTTACCGATAGTCTTAATCTTCTGACCTACGATATGTCCATCATCCTCAATTGTCTCGCTGTGAGTGATGTAGAATACTTTAAGATCATTACGAAGCTTACGAGCAGTAGTAAGCATGTTAGTTACGTCTTTAGCCAAGTTAACAAACTTACCAAAGCCTACTTCGTTAGCTTTCTTCATCATAAGGAATGACATAGAGTAGATAGCATCATCCATTACGATGTTTTTAATGTGTGGTGCTTTCTCGCTAATCTGTTGTAACAAAGTAGTGATTTGGTTGATGTCGTCTACTTCCATGTAATTTTTAGATTCTAGGTTGTAGAGTTTCTCAGCTCCTTTGAAAGGCAATTCTTTCCGTGCTACGTTAATAATAAAGGTTTCTTTTGGGTCTAGAGTCCTAATAGAGGTAGATTTACCTGTACCTGAAGGACCTACAATAGCGATTAGTTTTGATGACATATTGTTTTATTTTACTTTGTTTTCTTCTATGTTGTCTACAATATCACCTAATGTATCCCAACCAAAGTTGGCTACAAAGTGTACTGCTGCTCGGAAGCAATTCATAATACTTTTCTCAGGATCTTCTAACAGTTCTTCTCGCATAGCTTCGTTGTTAAAAAGCTCTTCTGACATCCATACAATGTATTCGTTCTCTTGTTTTTCTGTCCAGGTATGTTTGTCATACCATCCGTCTTCTTGGAAGTCTATAGTTTCGTAATCTACGTTGATTACTTCACACATCTTCCGTATGAGTTGTACTAAATAAGGGTTCTTTTCTTCTTCGATCATTTTTAATGTTTTGCTTTTCTTAAAAAATTCTCATAATGACTAGCTGTAGGGCTATTCATCTCTTGGGGTCTAGGTAACTCTTCAAATTCTCCGTTAGCTCCATTAAAGTATAGACCTATGCTTGAGTTTTCTAAGCCAAAGTATCTATCTTTTAGGAATTTAAGAGATCTGTAGTGGTTACCGAGTAATGATACATCGTAGCCATTATGAGTAGCTATGTTGTATCTAGCAGGACTAAACAAACCTATTACTACTTCGTAGTCTTGGTGTACACCCTTATTGATGTGAAGCTCCTCCATTGAGGGTTCTAGCTTCTCTTCCATAAGTTGACCTTTGTAAGTGTAGGTTTGCTTTTCTGAAGCTGGTGTTTGTTGGTGGACGATTACATTAACCATCTTAAAACGCTTAGAGAATATATCAAGGACATAATCCTTAATCATAAAGTCAAACGTTTGGTAAGATGATAACTTCATCTTGGTGTCAGGAGCTAGCTCATTAGATAAAAGACTAATATGATCTAATACAAAGAACACCCACAAGTCATCTGACTTATAAGTATAACCTGTTATTATACGCTTACCTTCTTCTATTTCTTTGTAGGTGTATTCTCCTATTTCAGGATTCTCGAAGTACGCTTTTACGTACTTAGCCATACCTGTGGGATTTCTGATATAGTCAACTACCTCTACTGATCTTTCTAGTGTGTTGATGAACTTCTCTCCTTGCTTTACCTTTTCTAATAGTTCGCTACTTAAAGTATAATTACCTACTGATTTAAGTTGAGATACACTGATTGTAATACGGTGTTTCTCATACATATACATAGATAGGAACGATAGCCAAAAGTCTGTAGCACTTTCCTCTAAGGCAAAATAAAAGATCTTAGGAACTATGTTTGTGTTCTGTGTCTTCTTCATGATGTTAAGGATAGTCATGTATTTAGCAAACTTTGACTTACCTACACCTGAAGCAGCAGTTAAACAAGTAATAGAACCTTTAGTAAATCCTCCATAATGTTCTGATAAACGAGGAAATGGAGGAGGGATAGCTGTTAAGCCACCTGTCTCTTTGATAATCTTGTTACCCTCAATCTGACTTATTAACTTTTCAAAGTTCATAATTAGAGGATTTGGTGACTATTGTAAGCAGGTCCTGTACCATTTTTGAGTTCTTCACACCACTTAGCTAAGTCGCTTTGGTCTACTCCGTCTACTTTCTTAAAGATAAAATACCCACACTCTCTGATAAATCTGATACTTCCTTGTTGTTTAAGCGTACTAATATACAGATCGGTGGCTTGTGAGATCTCTTCGAGAGTGTAATCATACTCAGATAAAAACTTAATCAATCTTTTAACTACGCTAGACTTATCAGTTGTTTTACCTGATACTCCTAGATTCTTAGCACTGAACTTAGAAATAAAGTCAGCCAACCATGTAGGAGGAATACTTAAGTCTCTATTAGGAGCAGTGTTTATGTGTGTAGTCTTTAATTTCTCAAGAGCAGATAACTCACCAACAGATTCAGTTACATCAAGATCTTGTAGTGCTTTAGGAGTCCAACTGTAAGTTGTTCCATTAAACAGAAGTTTTTCTTCGTAAATCCATCTCTCGATCATCTTCTCCTGTTTGGCTAGTGCCCATAGTACTTCGTAGAATGTCTTTTTCATCTGTTTCTTTTATTAAATTAAAGTTTACACCTGCAAATATTTCTTTTGAATTAATCTTAGGCGGGTCTACAAAGATAAGCGAATCTTCCTCTTTTTCCAAGTCAATTTGGTCTTCCAACCACATTTTTTTCATAAAAAGAAAGCCTGGATGTGACTCCAGGCTATCTCCATAGTGTTCTATTTCTGTCATTTACATGTCTGCTATTTCTTGGAAATCAATTTTTCTTTTCACACACTCTTGAATCTTAGATTCTACGTAATCTTGGTCTTCCGCAACTACATTAAATACACTTTCACAAGCATGACAACAAGTGTGTAGTAAAAGATCATTAGTAATTACTAAGCCACTTTCATCATAACAATGAGGGCAGATGTCATCCATAATCATTTCATCAAGTAAATCTTGACTTATTTCTTTAACTGTAGGGAAGAAAACAGAATAAGACTTAAGTTCCTCTCTGATTTTTGGATCTGTGTACTCAGGGTAGCATTCCATAATCCACTCATTGTACGTTTCATACTCTTTGTCTTTTTCTAGTTCTGCTTCATCTATCATTTCAGAAGGCATTTCTCTGCTCCAATAAGTAGATTGTTTACCTACTTTAGATCCAGTAGAAGCTGACGGCTCAAAAGGATCTATAATTTTAGGTTTAGGTTTTACCCAGTCTCCAACTACTGCATCATAATACCAATGACCATCATCATCGTCAGCATCAAACATATGAATTTGACGACCACCATAACCAAGAGGAGTAGATGTAGATTTAACTTTAGATCCTCCGTAGGGAAGTTCTGCCCTAGAGTATATGGGAAATGTAAGAGGAATGTTCCTTTCAGCAAGCATAGTAAGCATTTCATAAGCAAAGCTAAAAGCGTTGATAAGAAGACCTACACTAGCTATCTCGGTATCTGAGTGCTCGTTAAAGTAACCACATGATAAGTTATGTGAAGAAACTTTAAGACCTCTTTTACGTAGACCACCGACATCAGTTGCTGTACCTGAGTTTATAGTGTAACCATATTTCTCCATCAAAGGCTCGATTAGTTCATAATGATCGTGACTAAAAGTCTGAACTCCATTAGTAAACTTAATAAAGTCATTAGTGTAAGACCTACGATCTAGCTGAGTAACTACTAGTGAGTTGTCAAAGAATGACATATCACAGCAGTTAGTACCTACAATTCCTCGTTCCTCGCCATAAGGCAAGAAAACCTTACATACAGGCATCATCTTAAGCATTTGGATAGCAAAGCATACACCTACGGAATCATCGAGACCTAAGCCACATTGTTCACCTGTTGCATCATCAAAGCCAAAAATCCACTTATCTGTTTTATAGATACGCATACCTACATGGTAATCTTGAGCTGTGTCATAGTGACCTACGATAGTAGGGTAGAATTCAGCTTCTCCTTTAGTGCAATAGATATTCCCTCCCTTTTCTATTACTGTTACACCTTCTATCTTAGAAATCAATTCTACAAGCCAATCTTTCTTTAGTCTTTCCATTTCTGGTTGATAAGTAGGGCTTTGTTGATACATGATATCAAACAATAGATCAAAATCTACGGGGAAATCTCCTTTAATAGTGTGGTCTATACTTTCTAGTCGGTTAACGTAACTGCTAACATAAGATTTTGTCATTTTTGTTTTGTTTTAGTTTGTTTTTTAAATAAGGAATTGTTGTTCATCTTGTAGATCTTCCTCCATTTCTTCTGGTTCTAATTCTACTTCTTCTTCGACTGTTTCGTTAATCTGTGCTAGTGATGAAGATAATAAAGATCCATGCATGTTTATACCTAAACCAGTAGAATTAAGATAGGTTATAGACGCAACATTATTAAATGAAAAAGTATTACTTGTTACAGAATTACTTGTAATTAGTGTATAACCACTTTCTGCTTGAGCAAGTGCCTGTGCTTCTGCTCTAGCAATGTTTTCTGCTATTGCTCTTTGAAGTTCTTCTTGTGCTCTTCTGTCAGCTTCCTGAGAGTCATAAGCGTCTTCAGGAATGTTTGGATCTTTCTTGTGATAGAAACGACTTCCGTCTGTAAAGTAAAAGTCTTCATCTAGGATAAAGTATCCGAAATTATTTTCATACTCTCTAAGTTGTTCGTCATTTATATGAGCATACTCTCCATTATTTAGTCTAAGAGATCTACATGTAAGGATAGTTTGATTATCATAAGTTTCTACTGTGTCATCTTCTATAGTAACATAAGAATCGTCTGCTTCACAATAAATATAACAACTACTGCAAGCATGAGAATCTGAATGATCACCTGCAGTAATATAAGTTGAGTCGTCTTCGTTCATCTCATCTCCACAGATGCAACACTCTATTCTGTCATTAGAGTTGTAGCGACTATAGCAACCTCCTGTAGATCTAAACTGCCAATACTCACTGCTAAGATGTTGGTTTGTCAGAAGCATTCTATGAGGATCGTAGTTACAAAGAGTGTCTACATAAGGAAACTGATTGATACCTGTTAAGTCAATGTTTAAGGAGAAGTTCCTATTTGATTGAAATAAAGTTTCATAACCAGCTCCTATTAGTGTGTTTTTAAGTAGGTTTTGAGTCTCGTCAGTTGAATAATAAATACGGTCAAACATAAACTTACCTTCGATGTTCCACATAATAGAACGAGCAGCAATCTTACCTGATCTTTTAAGTACAGCCATCTTTACTTTTTCTGGGTACTTAGTGTAGATTTGAAAATAATTCCTACAGTTGTTGTAACGCATACAAGAGTTACCTAAGGTACCTGAATGTTGATAGTAGTTATTCTCGTGGTAAGCATCTTTAATATCTTCTCCTTCAATAATTTGAAACTCATACAAAGGATTGGAGACAGTAATCAAAGAGGCATATGCTTCTGCAAATGCAGTAACCTCTCTATCTGAGTACTTGTCTGCAAATAACCTACGTACAATCTTACCTATGGAAGTGTGATAACGTTTTTTAAAGTTCCATACTTCTTTAACAGTCATTGAAGTGTTCTCAAATTCTACTGCTAAGAGTCTTTCCCAGTTGTGTCCTGATAGAATAACACCACTACTACCTAAAGTAAAACAACCTGATCCTCTAGTTCTTGAGTTTTGAATACGTAATGTTCCTGCTTCATGTGAAAGATAAGTGTTTTTAAAACTAAAAGAATAAGTTTTAGTTGGAGAATCGTCCCAGAATTCTTGAATAAAATGTACATCAGCGTCTTCTGTACGGTCAATTGGATACAATCTATCGCCTAGATGTCTTGCAGTCAACTTTAAGGTAAATACTATCATCATCTGTTGTGCTGTAGAATCATCTAAAGTTTGTTCTCTGCTTCTACGTCTACTTCTCTGTAAATAAAATTTAGCAACAGTTCCAGGACGAATCATCTCCATTGTAGTTTCTTGTCCTGCAAGTCTTTCTTCACGATCCTTATCTAGATAAGAAATCTTAGTATAGTCCGCTTGAGATAAACCTAGGTAGTTACAGTACTTACCTTCTAAAGGAACATACTTAAGATTTAGAATGTCTTGAGCTACTGCTTTTGCTTGTTCGTTACAGTTACTGGAGAGTAATCTAGTTAAGCGAGTCTTTAGGTCTTTGTGTAATACAAATTTGTCTCTTGCTACCCTTACTCGTCTTTTAGGTAAGCTAGCAAGTGAGTCAGCAGATACTTGTAAGGTGTTTGCTGTTTCCATAAACTCCATTGAAAATGGATCATCGGGGATTAGAGCTGCAATTAGCTCCTGTGGTTGTGAATTAGGCATATTTTAGTTGGTTTAGTTTTAAAACAAAAAAGCACCCCTAGAGGTGCTTTCATTAAATTCATTAAATTTCTTTTTAATTTAAAGTTGTTCTGGTGTTTTTTCGCTGTCTTTTTTGTAACGATGAGCTAGCAGTAAGTTTTTTTCTCCTAAAGCTTTCTTAAATTCTGTATCTCTTTCTTTCTCTGAGTAGAACTTGTAGTCTTCGTTCTTTTTCATTGTCTTTACAATCAAATGAAATTCTATGACTGTACCTTCTTCGCTTAACGTATACTCCATTATTCAAAGATAGCACATAAATCTACTACAAACCCTATCAACAGGGAGAATAAGGAGACAAAGAGAAGAGAGAATGCGAAGAACTCGTTACTACTCATACAGTTAGTGTTCTTAAGCTTTCTTCCAATATTTTTACATGCTTTTCTCATTGATGTGCTGTTTTACTTCTTTCCAAAATAAAACTGCATTATGTACAGTTTTGTTGCTTAGATAATTATCCATATCTCTGTACTCAGCAATGATTTTATCTAGGGTATAGTTAGCAATCTGCTTAAATCGGTAGTTGTCCATCTGAAAACCTAAGGTCTTCTTAATTTCTACTTCCATAGCTTCTGCTTGTTGTTTAGGACTCATGTTACAAATATAAGTTAGTTAAAGCTTTTCTGATTTCTCTTCAAATCTATATTTTAACTCTTCCTTAAAAATCTCTTTATAAAAGTCAGAGAGTTGGTGTTGAGTTTTTAGTATAGCTTCTATATGGTCAGAGTCTAAGTCTTTAATGGGTTTATAAACTAAGGGTTGTTTTCCGTCCATACCTCTAGTACCCCAATGAACAGCAGACCTTCTCGTTAAATGTGAGCCATCGTCATAAACGGTTAGCTCTTCGTAAGTTCCTATATGTCTTCTAAGATAATCTGTTCCTCCATCTACCATAAGAACTTCTTTAGTAATAGTATCCTTATAGGTGTTATAATCATGACGATTATAAGAAGTAAGGATAGTACCATCTGGTGTTTTAATCCTGTTTAAAAGGATCTTGTTTTCCGTAGTCATAAGTTAGTATATAAGCTGGTTTAATTGTTGTTGTGATGCTTCCGTTGATGTCAACTGTTTCACTTCTACACTCAAAGGTTTTAAACTTGTAACCTGCCTTAGTAAAGAAGTTAAGCGAAGTTAAGTTATTCGCTTTAACTCTTGTAATTACAGTTACAAATTCTTTTGTCTCTTCATAGATAGATTTAATAACATAATCTATGAGAAAACTTGCATAACCTTGTCTTTGATACTTCTCTGCTACATGAATAAAGTTAATACGATAGCATTCTTTCTTCTTTCTCATTAACATTACAGCTACTATATCTAGTCCGTCTTGGATAGCATGTACTGTTAAATTAGGGTCGTTAAATGACTTGTCCGTAAATTGTACTCCGAAATGATCTGTAATAAACTGAAAGTATTTAAGATCTTTTCTGTTGTAATAAGAAATTTGAGTTAGCATAAATAGTTTTAGTTTCGTGTTTATAGGTAGCTCTTTTGTAAAGCTCTCTGAAAGCAAATCTATTAAGACCTAAACGACTTCCTGCCCTTCCATAGCTGTACCCTAGTTCATCTCGTAGGATAAGGGCAGCATATTGTCTAGGAGTATAGCCTTTTAAGTCTAGTTTGAGAGGGGTGCTTTGATCGGGGGATGACATAAGTAGTTTTCTAAGACAATATCATTAACAGAACTGCAAAAAATTCCGTCTCTAACCTGTACAGTAGGTAATGGATAGGGTGTTCTTGTAATCTGTTCTTGTGCTTGTTCAATATGATTAAGATAAAGATGAGTATCACCTAGATTACCAATTAATTGGTCAGGTATCATGTTAACTTCATCAGCAATCATAGTCAATAACAAGGCATAAGAAGCAATATTAAAGGGAAGACCTAAGAATGCATCTACTGAGCGTTGATTCCACATTAAAGAGATTGCTCTTGTTGGAACATTATTCTCATCCATCTCCTGAACAATGTGGTCATGATGCATGTGAGAACCTATCTTGTTTCCATACCAATTGAATCTTTCACTTTCACTTAACTCTCTTGTATAAACTTGAAACGCATAATGACATGGAGGAAGTACCATTTGGTCTAATTCACCTACATTCCAAGCTGAAACCATTAGTCTTCTTGAGTCTGGATTTGTTTTAAGCTCTTCAATTAGGTTTTGTATTTGGTCTACACCCCAAGTGTGGTTAGGATCTGCAGTCCAATCTCTCCATTGTTTACCATAGATAGGACCTAATTCACCCCACTCTTTAGCAAACTCATCATCAGTTTTGATTTTGTTAATGAACTCTTCTTTTGTTTCTGGTAAGTCAATTGCTGAAATAAGTTGTATATTATTCGCAATTATTTTCTTTGAGTAGTTAGACCAAACATCTCCATCCCAAATATGACAATCATTGTCTACTAAGTATTTGATGTTAGTATCACCCTTTAAAAACCATAGTAGTTCAGTTACCATTGTTTTCCAAGCCATTTTCTTAGTGGTAAGAAGAGGAAAACCCCAACTCATATTGTGTCTAAAAGTGTATCCAAACATGGATTTAGTACCTGTGCCAGTTCTGTCTTTCTTAATTACTCCATAGTCTAAAATAGCCTGAAGTAATTCTTGGTATTGTGCATCTACTGTATTCATTAGTCAAAGCTTACTCCGTTGTTAGTCATAATCTGTCTAAAGTCATCTCTTAGTTTATAAAGAGCTTCTATTACTTTATCATCATCTTCATCGGATGCATATTTGGTGCGTCTTCTGAGTTCTTGGTCCAACTCCCAAGCTACTGCATACCATTTGTATGCGTTAACAGCCAGTTCAAAGTCTGATCTTTCTTCGTTTAAGTCAAATATTAATTGTCCTTGTGCCATAGTTCGTATGTACTATTTGTAGTTTTAAACTTAATATAGTCGTCTTCTTCTTTTAAGATTTCTGTGATAGAAGTTGTTAACCAAGCAAAGCTTATTCTATGTGGATTTAATATACAAGATAATCCAATAGCAGGTTTATCATGTAATTTTCCAAAAGTACCATCTGGTTTCCATTCAATCCATCCAACTTTATCACCAAAGCTAAGTAAATTATCTCTTTCTCTAACTAGTTTATACTTGTAGCTAAGAGTTTCTAAGACATTATCTTCTGTTAATGTCATAGGTATTTTGTCTTGTTTTATTTTTCTCATAGGTTTTCTATTTCTTTTAACATTTCTTTATGGTGCTCTATGTGATGTCTGTTTTGCCAACTGTGGGCTTCTAGAGCTAATATAATTCTTTCAAGACTTAACTTAGCACACATTACAGCTTCCTTATACCGAGACTCACAACTGTTAATCCCAGTATAAAGGCTGCCATTGTTAGGTAATCTGTAGTAAAAAGATAAAACGAAGTCTTGAGCCTCTGCTTTAGGACCTTGAGGTTCCATTTGTTTGCTAGTAGCTTCAAACTGTTCAGGAGATACTTCACTAAGTAGTTTTTCAATAAGGGGAGATATATATTCTTTAGTCATTGTTACCTCCGAATGTTTCGTTGTAGTATTGTTGTGAAAAATCTTCTGCACTTTGTCGTTTTTCAAGATATTCTAAACCATAAGGCAAATTATTAAGATGAATAA